TTTCTGTTTTAAAACGTTGCGCGATTCTGCGGAACCCGAAAACGGAAACAGCGGGAAACAAAAAGAACAAAGGGAGCCGATTGGCCCCCTTTTGGTTATGCAATAATCCGACGCCCAGCGCGGTATGCTGCAATGTATGACTTTTCACGAATGAAGTTTCGGTTGTTGATCTGTGAGTTGGTGGCGTCGTTGTACTTCTGCCCCATCTCGCGCTCCACCCAAGGCGTGTAGGTCTTGATTGTTGATTTTCGGCTCTCCCGAACCCTAACAATGATCCTGTTTTGTTGACCCCTTCCCGCCGCCGGGATGTAGAAACCGCGCAAAGCAAACGCCCTACCGCCACCGTCGTTACCAGTGTCAAGATAATAATATTCAACATCACCCTTACCTGGCGTTTGCACAATCAAGCGGAAATAATTTCGCTGAGAGCAAGAGCACCAGACAATAAGGTTTGTGTCGATCTGTCGGTCAAAGTTCTCCCCGTTAATCCTGAAAATCTCATAGTCACCGCTCGGAATGTTGTCGTAGTTCCTGAACGGTATCGTTTCAGACTCTGCGATCATCACGTCACCTTCAATGCGGTTTGCGTAAACGGTGCCATTAAAGTAGCCGTCGTTACCGTAAATCGTCCCGCGAACCGTAACATTCAGGAAGCTAGACCACCCGTCTTTGCCAATGTACCAGCCGTTATTACCATCCCAATTGTTAGACTGAATGAAGCTACCAATCTTGGCATTTGTGATCGTGCCGTCTTTAATCAGCGCCGACTGCATGAAAACCTGATTGTTTTCAACAACAAATGGCATCGTTTTAAGATCGCCGCGCTCCACCGATGGGATGATCGCGAACCTGTCAGCGCTAAACAGGAATTGCGATTTGGCGTTATTGCCCTCGCCAACCAGCATAAGGTTCATGCCAGCCTTGTATTCCTTGCCGTTGTATCGGAGGCCCAGGTTTACACCGTACATCACACCAGCACTTGACGCATTCACCCATGAATCCATCTTCTGAGCCAGCGCCGCGTTAGTGTTTCCGATCTGAGTGCTCAACGTGGAGTCAGCACTTGCCCGCGCTTCCGCCTCGCTTGCAACCGCCTGATCAACTCGGTTGATATTGGCGTTGATTTCGGTTTTGGTGTCGCCAACGAGTTTCGTTAACTTCGCATCCAAGCCGCTAACAGCTTGCGCCCTGGCTTCCGTTTCGGTTGTGATCGCTTGGTCTACTCGGCTAATTCCGGCGTTAAGCTCTGTTTTCGCATCGCCTAACTGCTTAGTAAATTTGGCGTCCAGCGCCTGAACGGCTTGCGCCCTGGCCGCTTCCTCATCGGCTACAGCCTGATCAACTCGGTTAATGCTCGCGTTAAGCTCGGTTTTTGCCGCCCCTACCGCGTCGCTAATTGCCTTTTTGTATTCGGCTTTCAGCGATTCGATAGCTTGAGCACGCGCCCCTGCTTCATCGGTGACAGCCTGATCGACTCGTTGAATGTTGGCGTTTAGCTCAACTTTCGCGTCATTAATGGCTTTGGTTAGCTTCGCATCAAGATTGCTAATTGCGGTTGCCCGCGCTTCGCTCTCGTTGCTGATCGCTTCCTCTGCTCGCGTTACTGCTGCGTTTGTTCTGCCGATCGCGGTGTTAAATTCCGTCTGCAACTTTTTAACCTCTGAGGCTCGCGTTTCCGCTTCCGTTGAGATTAATTTCGTTACTTTCGTAATCTCTGCGCTAATGCCATCATTGAACTCGGTTCTTAGCTTCTTAACGGCCTCTATACGCGCTTGCGTTTCGTCGGCTATCAAATCCATTGACTCGCCAATTTCCGCCTTTCTACGCCCGTTCTGGACGCGCGTCCAGCGTAGATTAGTGTCGGTTGCTAACGCATTCTCAATGACCGCCTGCGCCTGGTCTTTGATTTTGTTGGCCGCATTAAGCGCTGCCGCTGTGGCATCCTTCACGATTTCGGAGTTTGCGATCCCGGTATCAATGGCGCTTTCAATCAGATCCTTAAAGCCTTCCGATTCCTTAATGTCGTTCCAAATGTCCTCTACAATGTCATCAATATCGATCGAGGATTGACCACGGACAAAGTTAGTCCAAGCCGAAACGTTGCCGATTCTGTCAACGCTGCGAATGCGATAATGATTGACGTAACCAGCCGGGAGAATGCTGTGCCAGTATTCGCTTTGCGGATACGGAACCAGCGTTAAGAGCGTCGCCGCCTCTTCACTTCCGGTTTCAGACTGCTGCAATTCAATATAGGCCGTGTCCTCTGTTCCTGCTGGCATGCCCCACTTGACGCGAATACCAAATACCTCGTCGGTTGAGGCCGTTAAGTTAATCGGCGCTCCAGGCTCGCCAACTTTACCAGTCAGGGAAGCGGTTACGATGTTCGACCATCCAGACGAGCTACCACTCGCAGAAACTGAGCGAACGCGCACGGCGTAATTGCCAGCATAAATGCCTTCAACCTCGATCTCTTTGTTTGCCGTTTGCGGCGTGTTGTGCCAGTTACCATTGCCCTTGCGCCACTGCATTTCATACATGCTCGCGTAAGGCACTTTGTCCCAGCTAACATGCATCGTCTCAACGCTAACACCCTGCAAAACGCGAGAGTAAGAAGTTACCCTTACATTTTTCGGCGCTGCCAGTCTATCCGGGTCAACAATGCTGGTTGGTCGGTCGTCAACGTTGACGCCGTAATCAATCGCGTCGTATTTGTTCGGATCGTACTGGACAGCCGTAATGCTGTATGTAAACTCCTCGTCGCCATCGCCTTTGGTGATTTGCGTCACAACGTATTGCTGCAATGCAATGTCTGTGCGCTCAATGGCGAAAACTGCATCCGGCTTAACGTCGAAACCGAAACCAACATTTAGCTCAATGGTTTTGCCGTCTGCGCTAACGCGAGAAATCGTGCGCTTAACTGGCTTGCCGTCCGGCTTGTTGATCATGATGAAATCGCCCGCTCGCGCGTCAACCTTAAACGGCAAAAAGACTTGCAAGCCGCTAACCTCCATCACACGCCCGGAAAGGTTGAGCGCTAAGTTGCTGCTCCAGAAGTTGTCCGAAATAGCCACAACGTCGCCTATCGTCGGGATCATGCCCTCCAGGCCAGTAGCAAAGTTAACCGTAGTGCTGCGCAAGTTGGTTTTCAGAATCCAGCGGCCCCGGCGATTTGCCTCACTGCGTCGAGTGCATCCGATCGCGGTGATGCTTGTCGGGTTGTGACCGAAACGCAATGCCGCCTCTGTGTCGAAAACTGGCTCTACGTCCTGCTGATACAAGTTTTGCTCATCGTCGAAAGTGACGTTGCAAGATGTATACATGCTCTTTTCACTGGCGAACGTGTAGGAGAATTCCCCGTTAACTACGTTGTCGTTTGTGAAAATGTAGGACGGCTCGCGCGGCTTATCGACGACGATGGAAAGGCTTTCTCCGTTCCAGAAAGTCATTCCACGGAAGATTGAGCAAATATCAGTCACAAGCTGGTAAGCCTCAACCTGGCTCTGGATCACAACATCGCACAGATAGCGCGGCTCTGTTCCGCCTTTTCCGTCCGGCACCATCTGATCACAATAGCGGCCAGCGTCGTAAAGCGCCCACTTGTCAAGCGGAATGCCCAACTCACGTTGATCGAGTCCGTAGCGCTGATTGGTGATTAAGTCATAAAGCACCCAAGCCGGGTTATTGCTCCACGCCTTTTTAAATGTCCCGTTCCAGTTTCCAGAATACGTCCGAGCAATCGGGTCGTAATTCGACGGGATGTTTATCAACTTCCAGCGCTTTTTGGTTGAGATGTTCGGGATCTGGTTCGGGAACAACTCGGAATCAAATTCAACGTAAACTAGACCAGTCAGCGGATAACGGAATTTTGCATCAATAACCTCTGCGTAACTTTGCAGCTTGATTGCGTCCGCCACCTTTGCGCTTGTGCTGTCAGGCGTCACACGGCGAACGCGCAAAATCACCTGGCTGTTAAAGCTCGGCAAATCAATTCGACGGCTCCGATCGTAACCGCTTGTTGTCTTACCTTCGATAACGTCGCTCATCACCTGATTAAACGAACCGCCGTCAACCGCCATATCAACCGCATATTCAACGCGAACACCAACCAGATCGCCGTCGTCCTCGCTGGTAACGCCTCGCGGCATCAGCACGCGGATTCTGATCGCAGAAAGGTTCTTGTTGGTTACTGAAATGCTATAAGGTGTTTTAGTTGTCAGATCGCGGGCAACCGTTATTTCGCTTGAGGTATCCGTAAAACCCTGGATGTATGGCTGATCCTGAGTTCCTGGCCTAAATTCAGCCGTAATGCCCTCATAGTTAAATGTCCCGTCCTCGTTCTGGACAACCACATCGTCGAGATACAAGTTCTTTAATGAGAAATTAGGATCGCACTCACCATCGGAAACCGCCAGTAATACTTTGATTTTGTTAATGGAAATCAGGTTATCTTCCATTTCCTTTGGCTTTTTCGGCTTTGATGAGCCGCCTTTACTCCCGGTTATCACATTTTTTACCATGAGTTTTAACCTTTTGTGCTGTTTATCGGTTTACACATTATACGGACACAAAAAAGCCCGCGCAAGGCGGGCAATAACTTAAACCATATCCTCTGCATAACTCCCGGCGCTCCATACTGCGCCGCCCACGGTGCGCTGTCCATACGGTAGCGGGATTGGGTATCCCGCCGCCGTGGTATTCACCGCGCCGCCGAACGCATAGGATGGTTTATTTTCTGCGCTCTGACTTTCGAACTTGGCCCCGCCTTGCTGCGGCGAAATCATTTGCATAACGCCGCCCAGTGCCATTGCGCCGCCGAACATGAAAGCGGATGAGGCAAACGCCCCCATTAAAGCAAGCGATGAGCCACCAGTAAAAAACGCAGTAGCCATAATCGCCGCGCCCAAAACAACCTGAAACAGACCTCCAGATTTTGAGCCTGTGGGGATCGGGATAATTCGGATCTCCTTTGCACACTGCCAGGCCTTTTCGTCGTAATGCCCCACATTCCGACCATCGACAAAAACAGCGTAGCGCATGCGCGAACCAACTTCACTTTGCATATAGTCTTTAAAGCCCTCCAGCGTCACTGAGAGCGCCCGGATTGCTTCGGGGTATGAATCAACGGCCAACTCATGAAAGACGCCGAAACGGCGTCCCAGCGAGCCAGAAAGCTTGATAGTTTTAACTGTCTGCATCATAACTTTAAATCCTTATGCCTGCACACCATGACGGTGTGATCTTGATACCATCCAGAATAGAGATCCTGGCGCGACAACTTACCGAAAGCATGGTGCAACAATTGGTTGTTGCCCAAGTAAATTCCGGCATGGTTCCAAACTGACGCCTGTAACTGCATGATCACCATATCGCCATGCTCTGGCGGCTTGCCCGTCGGAATGAATCCCTCTTTCAGATAGTTGTCCTGATATAAGTTCTCGCCGTGCTCCGGCTTCCACCATTCGTAAGGCTTGCGAAAATCATTCAGGATCACGCCGTGCTCTTTGTGCCAGGCCATCACCAGCCCCCAGCAATCGTATGAACCCAGCGACCAGGGGCGACCAGTCAGCGGCCTTGATTGCGGCTCAACAAAACGCATATCGCCCTCCGGCAAGGAAACAATAATCCAGGTCACACCCATTTCATCGCAAATGCAAGTGTCGTGCGCGCTCGGTAGCGTCGTTGCGCCGTCTCCGGTGTGCGAATGTACAACCGCGATTAGCTCGCCACTATCAAGCGCCTGTGCGTATTCTGCTGCATCCATTTCGAAATGATTTTCAGGGTCTGCGTGAACGTTGGCGATCGGATGGAATTTCTGCACCCGGCTTTTCTGCGTCACCACTCCGCAACATTCATGCGGGTAAACGTCTTGCGCGTGGCGCATAATCTCAAGCTTAATTTTTGCACTAATCATTGATTTTTCCTCAATAGTGAAGCCACGGCACATCCGCCGAAATCAAGTTCCCGATCCGCTCCGAAACGCAGTTTGCAAGCCGTAGCGGTTCCGGCGCAATAGTCCTGGCTCGGATCTGAAACGGGATTGTTGTCCTTGTCGAACATTCGCGATCCGTTATATCCGCAACCCTTGCCGGAACGATACCACCCCCTTTGCGCCCAATAGCAAACGCTTTGAGCCGTGCGCGGCGGGATCATAATTCCGTCCATATCGTAAGGCGTGGTTAAATCAAATCGCGCCGTTGACTGGTTACAAAAATTGGGGCGCTCGATATAATAAACCATCTTGCGATAATCACCATCGGCAACGTTGCCAGATTTATCAATCAGATCGGACGGCGTGATCCAGATAGTAACCTTCGCTTGCATCATGCCGTTATAGGCCCGGATTAGCGCAGAAACCTGGCTATCAACATTTGATAGCGTTAGCTGTGGTTTCTCTGCCTTCCCGTTACTGGTGAAATTTATCCCCGATATACCGAAGGGCCGCGCCCCGTAAACGTCGCCGCGAAAGATGATGTTTTTCTCCGGTAGTGTGCCAGTTTGCCGCGCTTGCATTAGCTCCTCTGGCGTGTAGGCGATATTCTCGTTATGGAAGCGGTATATCTGCGCCCCAAACCTTGTGCCGTCAACCTCAACAAGCGTTATGATTTCTCCGGGGTAAAGGCTTTGCAAGCAGTTACCGAAAGCTGAACTAACCTCATTAGCCATAATGTTTTCTCCTCTTTTTAGCCATTATAGAACAACAAAGGCCCGCACAAAAGGCGGGCCGCTGGTTATTTAATGGATGTGAATTGCTCCTCAAAAGTTGCCTTTACTTCCTGAACGGTTGGCGATACTGGCGACGCCGACACGGTTCCAGACTTAACCCGGAACAACCCCAAGTTTCCATCTGGCATAACCCATAGAAACGGCTTTAGCCTGTGACCATTCAGGAAGTCGATAACTTTTTTGTAATCCCTCCCGGCGTAAACGATGGAGAATGAGCGGCGAGTTGTGTTGAATCCAGACGATGCAACTTGCTTATACCCATTCCCGAAAACAACCTCCCTGTCGTTATTCTCTGTCGTCATTGCCCCGCCGCCTCCCTGCGTTTGGGTACACCATGTAAATTCATCAAGCGCCATAATCAGCCCCTCTTGCTATTAACAAAGTTGTAAACTTCTCCGCCTTGTGCGCATGCACGTTGAATCATTTCGGTGAAAATCATCTTAACGCCAGTCTCAAGTCCTTTCGGATCGTTTCCGTTGTTGATATCAACATTGATATCTCCAAAGGTGAATTGAGATCCAGCCGCCGAAGTAGACGCGCCGCCGTAGGTGTTGCCGCCAACTATGCCGCCGTTCGCATATCCCCGCATGAGTTTATACAGGTTGCGCGTGCCGATCCGCTTCGTCGCCTCTTTGGTGAACACAAATTCGCCACCATGCACAATGCCTTTAGGCTCGTACTTTCCGCCGTCGCCAGTGTATCCGCCGTTTGCGTACCCTTTCGCAGCCTTGCCGCCGCCAAGCATATTCGCGAACGAGAAGCTACCGCCACCGCCGCCGGGCATTAGGCCGGAAAGCGTGTTGAAGATAACCATTTGCGCGATCATCTTAACAATCATTCCAATGATGCTTGACGCAAAGTCTTTAAAGCTGGCTTTGCCAGTGGTCAAAAACTCTGTTAGCTGATCAGAAAGACCGCTCAACGCAGACATGCCGATGTTCTCAATTTGCCCGTTAATATCGTTTACGGTTTCGCCGTACTCGGCCCAGGATTTTTTGATGCCCGCCAGCCAGTTACCGCGCAAGCTGTCCTCCTCGGCGTAATACTCTTGCCGTTTAGCCAGCATTGCTTGCAATTCCTGATCCTCAAGGCTCCCACCTTGGTTTAGCCAACTGGATTTGATTTGCTCCAATTCTGCATCGCGCGACGCCTGCCGATCTGATTTACCTTGCGCCTGAGCCTGGATTTTTGCGATTGCCGCCGCTTGTTCCCGTAGGAATTTTGCTGCGTCCTGCTCGCGTTTAATCAACTGCTCTTGCTTGGTAATCTGATCTCCAATTACAGCCGCCTGCTCGCGTAGGGCTAAAATCTTGTCCTTGTTAGCCAGTTCTGCCCGCTCATCTGCTGTTAACTGGCGTCGCTGCGCTTCCTTCTCCAGCACTTGAAAGCGTGCCTGAGTATTCCATAAGTTTTTGCGCTGCTGGCTGATCTTGTCGTTGATATCGCGATGCTCTTTCAAGACCTGCAATTGAGTTTGCAGCGCGATCAAGTCCTGCTCATACTGGTCTAACAGTCGAGTTCCCTGATCAATGGAAACCTTCTGCTCCTTGTTGCGCCCACTGAGCGCTTCGGCCTCTTTGCTTACAGCCTCCTTAACTTCCTTTGATTTGCCAGCAAGCTTGCCTTGCTCCTCAACCATTTTGCGATAACCTGCCGGGTTAGATAACCGCCCGTCAATTTGCGCAATCTGTCGCTCAAGCTCCTCGATCTCTTTCGCTGATTTTTTGGCTACGTCTGCCTGTTCCTTTGCGATACCCTGGAACCATGAGCCGACGCCGGGAAGCGCTGAGGCTTTATTTCCAACGCTCACCAGGAAATCCGCGACCATTTTATCGCCCTGAGCCAAGATCAGGCGGATCTGGTTAACGACGCCCATCACAACATCGGCGATCATGTTCCCCGCTGTCAGCGTTACAATGCCAACTTCTTCCCACGCCTCGGACGCCCACTGTTTAATGTCAATCCACATCTTTTCAAGTGGCGTTGCGCTTTCGGCAATCTCGTCTGAACGGTCTTTCATCGTTTTAGCGAAAAGCTCCGTCGCATATTGCACGGCCTCGACTTTGCCTTTCGTCTTCTCAAGCGTGGCGATGTAGGTTAGCTGGCCTTTATCCAGAAAGTTAAAGCTTTCGTTTAATTCCGCCAGCCCCTTAATCGGGTCTTTCGAGATCTTTTCGAAATAGCCAAGAACCTTTTCCGTCGATTCTCCAGTGGTTGCCACCCAATCCGCCGTAGCCTTCGTGATCACCTTTAGCTCATCCTTTGTGAACTTGCCAGTTTTGGCAACCGCCGTTGCGACTTCCAGGATCTGGCCCGATGTTGCGACCGCCGCAGAACCTGCGATCTCATCAACCAAGGATTTGATTTCTGTCGCGCTGCTGCCAGCATATCCGCCCGTCATAATCAGCGCCTTTTGCAATGTGCGCTGCGAATCGTAAGCGTCATATCCAGCTTTTGCCAAGGCCGCCACCGTGCCAACCACGCCACCAATCAGAATGCGAGCCGGGGTTAAATAAGACATTAACACTTTAAACGTGTTGCCAATGCCGCCGAAAGAGTCTTTGATTTGCCCGCCCTGCTGGATCGCAACCATCCAGATTGGCATACCAGAAGCGAGCGACGTTACCACGTCCGTAATCTGAGCCGGAAGCATTCGCATAGCTTGGCTATACTGGCCCGCCGTCAACCCAGCCAGCCCCATTTGCTTTTCTTGGGCCTTCAATTGCTGAATGAACGGCGCCGCCTGAGCGCTAACGCCAAGTTGCGCCGCTTTCATTTCCAGCAACTCGGATCGCGTCTTGCCGATTGCGTTTGCCTGATCCTCAAGGCTCGCCAGGAATGCCGCGCCTGATTTCGCCGCTTTTTCCTTGTTTCTCGATTCCTCGATAGCCGCCCGCCCTTCCTCGGTTAACGCCCGCTTGTTTCGCTCCAGCTTGCCAATCTGGCTCTCGATCATTGAGCTAAGGTTAAAAAACTCCTCGTCAGGCACTACGCCTTTTTGCCAAAGCTTGTCGAGTTCGCCAGCCGCCGCCGATAGTCTCCTAATCTTTGCCGCTGTCGGGTCGATAGCGCTTTGCACGCTTTCGAACGCCTGCCTCTGCCGCTTGATTTCCTCGCGTAGCCGCTTCGCTTGTTCGCGTGCAATTTGCTCCTGGTTAACGAAATCCTTCACACCCTGCGCCGCTTCTTCGTTCGCTCGCTTGAATTGCTTTAACGACTTCACAGCGAAGGTGACTTGTGACACGTCAACGCCAAGCGACAAACCAGCGTATTGTTCTGCCATAGGCTTTTCCTCCGTATACGAAAAAAGCGCCCGAAGGCGCTTTGTTATTTGTTGTGCATCATTTCGAGTGCTTTTTGCTCCATGATACGCAAATCGTTTAGGGCCATTTCTTCATCCTCTATTTTATAGATTCTGAATAGCATTGGCAAAACATTGTAATCAAGGCCATAAGCACCAGCACCAGCCGATCGCCATTGCGTTTGCATAGCGCAAAACACATCCCACGATTGACTCATGCTCTCATCGAAGATGATTTCCGGCGGCTCCTCTCCTTCATAATCGGATCGGGTAAGGCCAACCGCTTTCAATTCTTCGTCAGTGGGCGGTTTCTGGTAATACAGGTAAACCGCCCGTTTTAGTTTTTTACGCGCTGGCCCGCAAGTGCGCCCAGGTAAGAACCCATAAGGGCCAGGGCCGCAGCCGGATAATATTCAACGAGAGCGGCGGCGTTTTCTTCGTTAAACTCTTCTTCCAGATCCCAGCCCGTAGCGATTTCAGTAATAAACTCTGCGTCGCGCATGGTTTCGCGCTGGTAAAGCTCTTGAATTTCGGTTGATTTTTTGTGCTTGACGGTAAATACAATCGTTGCTTCCTCGCCGTTAGGGAGTTTGAATTTTACTGGTAGTTTGAAATCCGGCATCGGGGCGATTTTGAGTTTGAATTTAGCCATTTGCTTTTCTCCTGATTGGTTGGAGGCTTGATATTACACAAATAAAAAAGGGGGCGCAAGCCCCCTTGATGATTACGCCGGATTCGACGCCATAGACGCGAAATCACCTTTCAGCGATACAGTCAGCGAAACGGTTTCCATTTCGTTAACTGCCGTCTGTGGGATCTCGTTAAATGAGAGAGTACCAGACCAAAGGCGCATTTCTTTTGCACGCGGAACATACATGCGCATAACCTTAACCTGGCCGGATTCGTCGGCTGCACGCAGAATCGGATAGATCGGGTTATCGTATTCGTGCGCAAAAGTGTAGGTCATGGAAACGGCGCTTTTGTAGGTCGGGATCTGCTGCTCGCGGTCGTCGGCCAGGCACTGGTAAGTATAAAACTGCTGCTCGCCGCCTTCCTGGGAGAGATCTTGAACGCATGGAACCTCGATCCAGCCACTGATCTTGTAGATGCTCCCGGTGCCAGTCCCTGAATAAACGTTTTTATCAGTGGTGCTAAAACCTTCGATTGTAACGTCATTGGTTGATACGACTTTAACTCGGCCAACCTTGTTAATCAGTTTGGCCCAATTCGAGCTAGTGATGATCACATAATCACCCTTTGCCAGGCCATGAGATGAAGCACAAGTCAGCACAGGATCGGCTTCGTTAGTGATTTTGGACACGCTGATAGCTGAATTGCCGCGCGTTTTCTCAACAAAAACCTGGGAACCGTTTGGAAGATGCATATTTATTTCCTCTTTTCTTCTGCTCTTACATAGAACCGAACCGGAACAAGCCAGCCCGTTTCGCTCTTTTGTACCGGGCGAACCTCGCCGCCCTGGCTAATATAACCAGTCTCAAGCATTTTACCATCATCAAAAAAATCAGCAATCCCTTTCGCAACCTTGCGGGCCTTGTCAGTGCCTGAGCCTGGCGCAAAGATCACGTTAACCTGAACCATGCCAACGTAATAGCGGCATTTTCTATCAAGTGAGGCGTAAACCGTTTCGGCCTCGGTGTAGTGAAAAGCAAGCCACATGCCGCCCTTGCTCGGCGGCTTGAACTCTACGTTTTCATATGCGATCGGGTATTCGCTTTCGTATTCCTCTGCGAGCGCCTTACGCGCCGCGACCATCAGATCATAATGCATTTTTTGCCCTCGACTCCTTGATCGCCTCCGCCATGAATGAGCGCAAGCGTATTGCGACAATGCCAACAACGCCAGCAGGGGCTTGCTTAGAATGCCCGTATTCAAGCGCGTTAGCGTAAATTAGCATGTTGGAAAAATGGATTGAACGAACCGCTCCGCCTCCGCGCAAGATAGCGTGAATTGCCCGCTTACCCTCCGCGATGGTTTTGCCGCCGTCTTTGTCGTAGTTGTTGAGCGCGTAAAGTGGCGGCCTGTTCGGCGTAACTTGCCAGTTACCGCGAAAGCGCCCGGTATCTACTGGCGAGCCTTCAACAAGCGCCGTCTGAACCTTTCCGGCGAAAATCTCCACGCAATCAACAACGCCGTTTCCAGCGGCCTCTATCCATTTGTCAATCTTGCCCTGAAACTCTCGGATCGAATAGTTAGCCATGAACCGCAACCCTCCGCAAGATCGGGCGATAGGCTACCGTTGTGCTGGTCTGCCTGATTGGTCTTGCTTCGGTCACAACGTAGCGCTCTCCGTCAATCTCGACCATGTAGCCGTTTAATATTTCAACGTCGCCGTTAAAGACGCCCAACTTATCCGTTACTCGGATCGTTTCGCCGTCAACCTCGCGAACCCTTGGCGACCGCACAAGCCCTTTAATCGTGGTTGTTATTTCCGGCTTCTCAACCTCAGCCCCTCCCACGATATCAACGCCGCCAGCCTGGATTATGCATTTAAATTCGCCGTCCCCGTCGCTAAAAAACGCGATCCCGGCGCTTGCCAATCGCTTTATTTCTGCGTAGTTCATTGGGTGCTCCTTTTAACTTCTTTGCCCAAGAGGTATTCACCAAGCGAGTTAATTCGCCCGCTGTTTAGCGCTATGCTGTCAATAAGCTCTTGTATATCCATGCTATCAATCTTTTTGAGGCATGGCATACGCCGCCGATGTAGGCCGACAATGAGGCCAAAGCCGCCGCCTTTTTTCTTGAGCAATATCTCGTACATTTTGCCCCAAGGAGTTTGCCTGATCGTTTTGCCTGAGCTATCAGCGGATACGCGATCGAACGTCTGCGAAAATTCACCAGTCAGGGAGAAAGACGCAACGCGCCGCGAATAACTTTCCACGCTCTCGCCTTCCTGCTTCATCGCGCCATCAAGCGCCATCAGGTGAAGCGTATACAGCGCAAGCGCTTTGTAATATGCATCACCAAACCGCGAAGGGCTTACAAATTCGGATGCAAGATCAATCCACGCCGCGACAATTTCAACATCAACGGCTTTCATTGGCGGCGCTAACCGCTGGATCTCAAGCAAAACGTAATCAATATCTCTTAGCATTTTTCAGTCTCCAGATATGGCAAGGGGCGCATAAGCGCCCCAGGTATTAAAATTCGCCGCCGTCTTCCAGTTCTTTACGGCTCTTGCCCTCGGTGGGGTCTTTCTTGCGTCGCGCATTGGCCTTGGCTTTTACTTCCTCGGTCAGCGCGGAATTGTCTTTAACGGCTGCGTCGCCGCGAGAGATCAGGTACTGAAAAGCGGAGGTTTCCAGCTTATCTTTTTCGATCTCCATTTCCTGGCCCGGCATCAGATTTACGTCGCCAACAATGATCATGCATAAGCCAGTGTTAACGAGAGTTACGGTTTCTTTTTTAGCCATTTCTTGAATCTCCATAAAATAAAAAGGGGAACCCCGAAGGATTCCCCGATATTAAACCATTTATTAACCTTTGACAAGCCCGGTAATCAGTACCAGGGTCAGCGGTCGATAGATGGTTAAGCCAGTGCATTTGGAGGTGCAAGGCACTTTGAAATGCAGGTCTTTCGGCTGTGCCGGGAGCATGTTAAACGCTTCCGGGATCTCGATGCTCATGTTCATCGGATCTTTTTCGTAAACCAGGCAGCCTTTGGTGCCGCTACCGTCGATATCTTCCAGTTCGGAAATGGATTCGATGGTGATTCCGCCGTTTTGCTTCATGAAGTAATCAAGATAGCTTTCGGTGGTTTCCGGCATGCGAACCATCAGAACTTTACGCATAGACGGCGGGATCAGGATGTGCGTTGCGCGGTGCTGTCCCTTGGTCAGCGTTTCGATGGTTTCGATCGCTTTTTCCAGTTCTTCGGAGGCTTTTTCCGGTGACTTAACGCCAGCGGAAGATAACCAGCCGCCGGACGGGATTTTAGTCAGGTTCGGGTGATCGAATACGCTTACGATTTTGTGCGGCTTGGAGCCACGGAAAACAAGCTGGTTCACAAGCTGATCATGTGCGCCCTGTGCGGCATTGGCCTTACGAGCGGAAAGGCTCTTGCCTGTACGCTGGCCCGCTTTGATTTCGTCGATGGAAATCAGGAAGGCGTTACCCAGGCGGAACACTTTACCGAACTCGGAACTCATCAGCGCGTCAACGGTCGGCAGGTCGTCGGTATAATCGGCGATGATTTTTGCGTAACCAACTTTATCGAAAACCTGATATTCAAAGGTTTTGTCGGTATCGCTCAATTCGTTAGTGACCGGAAAGACGCGCAGCGCGGAGCCAGCCGGGTATTCCTTTTCGTATGCATTGGAGCGGATCTTGTGAAGCTCCTGCGCAGTCCAGATACCCATATCAGCGGCGTCAGCTTTCACGCCCTGCATTTGCAGGTGGGAAGTCACAACGCTGGCGTCGAATTCGTCATATTTCTTAGTCATAATAAAACTCCCTTAAAGGCCGTTATTGATAATCAACGGCCCAATGATAGCATTTTTTGCTAAACGTGCAACAAATTTTTATGGTAGGGCTACGGGTAATACTTGCTCGCCAGCAGGCAGAATATTAACGCCAACAATATAAAGCTCGCGATCCAGCTTGAAAAAGTCGCCCGTAAAAGTCCAGCCGCCAGGCAGAACGCCGACGCTTTTGCCAATAAACCCATCCTCCAGGACGCGAACCGGATCGCCATGTTGCGGCGCTTCCTCGATTTGCTTGGTCAGAACCCAAACGCGCCCGCGAGTGACAACGTTCATTGGCTCGCCTGAACGGTAAGCCATGTAACCCGATTGCTCATCTTTGTAAAGGCAATCATGCGAACGCAGCGCAACGCCAAAAGGCATTAAGCCACCAACCAGATCAGCAGTAACCATGCGATAGCCATCAACGATGCCACCAAAGCCAACGGCCTTACCAATCAGGATGGATTCATCTTTGCAAACTCCGGTTCCGTTAATGTTGTATCGCGTGGAATCAACCAGGCAACCGGGGAGGCTCGCTCCCCATAAAACGCCATAATCAGACATAATAAACTCCCATTAAAAAAGGCGCTCAATGAGCGCCTTGTGAATTACTGAACCTGAACCTCTACCAGTTGCAGATCACCAAATGCGGTATAATCCCCGGTGAAAGTCCAAGCGGTTTCGATCGAGCCTTCGTTCTTAACAAAGCCGTTTTCATCCAGTTTAACAGCGGCGCCGAAAGTTGGCGCGGTTTTTTCGTCTTTATCGCGAAGCATCCAAACGCGACCTTCGGTCATTACGTTAATGCCGCTGCCATCCTCATAAACCATGCGACCGTTTTTTGCGGTGGTCTGGAAGTGGGAGCGAATCGCCACGCCATAAGCCTTGCCGCTTGCCGCCATCGGTTTGATCAGCTTGTTACCCATAGCATCAACGCCGCCATGCTGAACCGCTGCACCAACGTAAATATCGCCAACTTTGCCGCCATCCGGCTTGCCAACTACGCAAGCGCCATCAATGTTGTATGCGGAAGTGTCGCCCCACTGGCCCGGAAGCGCCCGCGCCATATGTTCGTGATAGGTTGCGCCAATAGTAGCCATAATTATTGCTCCTTATTTCAGTTTAGCCAGGCGAGCATTAGGATTCAGCACCTTATCTTCGCCATCTTCTTTTTTGCCCTTCTCAACGTCGCCTTTAATAGCTTTGCGTTGAGCCGCCATTTTATCAGACTCTTTCGACAGATCAAAGGCAACATCGATATAAGCATCCGCCTTTTCGGAAATATCAGCGCCAGTTACCTCTTTCACGAAAGCAACTTTGATTGCTTTGGCGTCCAGGCCGTCAGTTTTCACGCCTACTTCCTCGGCAACTTTCACCAGCGCCGCGTGCGCTTCTGCGTCTGCTTTTGCCTGAGCAACGGCGGCTTCAATTTCTGCCGGGATGCCGTCAACTTTTGCCTGTAGGGCGTCGCGCTCTGCTTCCAGGCCGTCGGCTTTGGCTTGGGCGGTCTGTGCATCAGCTTTCACAGTGTCGATATATGCTGCAACTTCTTTCGGCACGTCGAACTCAATCGCGCCATCCAGTTTAATTTTAACGGTCATAACTTGATCCTCTTTGTTAGAAAATTCATCAATATCATAGGGGAAATCCTGATTGCTATCAAGGTTTAATTTTGCGATACCCGCACGACCCTTGAACACCATAGCGATATGATTAACGCTAATGTTGGTCTGAACGGCATCAAAGCGAACCCAATCAGCGGAATCAGCCTTCCAACCTTCCGGCATATCTTCATCAAAGAAATATTCGCCCGTCGCGTTGTTGCCCCAGCCTGGCTTGTCAATGTCAATTGAGCTATAGCCCACGGATAACTCCGCTGTCTTTTTGGCCTTGGCGCTGTCAATCGCTCGCTTGTCGTAAATGCTAACCGGAACCTCGACCCCGATCCCGTTCGGCACGCCTTCACCAGCACATGCACCAACGACAACGTCTTTTGCGTTTTCCGGCGTCACGGTAACATGCCCCAAAGTGATCGGCTTGCCGCTAAAAGTCGCCAGGGAGTCAGCCTTAAAAACCTCGGAGGCGGGGCGGAATTCCCGGCGCTCACCGAAAGGAGTTTGGTAGACCTGCAAACCGATCCGCGCCACAATAGGCCGATCCACTAAAAAGCCGTGCTCGTCAAAATGCGCTTTCACCTGCACGCTGTCAAAACGTTGTACTTTTTTCATTTCTTTAACCTCCCGTGATTTTCATGAAAACCATACATTCTTTCCGCTTCTTTCCTTGCCTCTGCCGCACCCTCTATACTCATGTATCGGCCTAAATACTTTGTCTTACCATCAACCTGTATCGAGGCAAGAAACTTTCCAGTTCTTGAGCATAATGAAACACCAATGACGCCAGTTCTATTATGAATTGGTTTTGATTTGTTTTTCATGTTGCCAGCCCTGCACACAACTCTAAGGTTTTCTATCTTGTTGTTTAGTGGATTGTGATCTATGTGATCTATCTCCATGCCATCAGGGATCGGGCCATAGTGCATTTCATACACTATTCTATGCACGCCGTATGATCTGCCTAATAACCTAATGCGCAAGTAACCTTTTCCATCAACCCACCCAGCAATAGAGCCAGCCTTAACCCTATTGCTAGTAGGTTTAACCCATGTTAACACCCCGTCATTGTGCGAAAAGTATTCACGCCAATTAATCCCATTTTGGCACTGCCCAACACCTGCAACCATATTCTTCTCCTGGGAAAATGTGTATTTCGTTAAGTGCAATCAGTTTACCCTCCAGGCGAACATGTTTCAATCTTTCGCGATCATCCATCACGCCATGCCAAAAGTAATGCGTCACGTTTGCATCTTTCAGGCGTTGGCGCATGAGGCGGCTATTCCAGGAGCCAACGATTCCCGTTGCCCGGTTGGCGGCCCAAGAGCTATAAACCGCAAAGCGCTTTTCCGCCATTTCGTTTACCTGAGCGGTATTTTTCCCGGTGAAATTGGCCTGCCTGATATTCCCGGCCCAATCGTTAATGATGTTGGTGAATAGCTTCTCAAATGATCCGGCGCTCATGGTTTCCCATTGCTTATAAAGCGTCTCGTACCACGTTTCGCTTTGCGTAGGGCCAACCAGCATCAAAAGCATAACAGCCTGATTCTTTGTGCCTCCGGTGGATTTGGCGACGTTTAGCCACTGCTTAGAGTTGAACTTGTAGACCGTCACCGCCAGCGCAGGAAGTAGACCAATCAGCGCGGCGGCAAGCTCTTTTGCGTAATCAATGATCTCGTTTTCCGCGCTATCAATTTCATCATTAGATGCATCGAATTTCATTGCGTGCGTTTTCCGGCGCATGAACACGACAAGATCGCGAACGGCCCGCCGCAACTCGCGGGCCAATTCTCTTTCGCTTGCGTCCGGGAATCGCCATTGTTTTACGATCCCTTTAACCTTCATCGGTCATTCTCCCCCATTCCCGGCTCCGGCTCCTGCTCCGGTTCCGGCAGCTTGATTTTGTCCGTCTCTTTCAGTTTCAGGATTGAGCCAAAGGAGCGCAGCGTGTCGCGTGCTTCTTCGGTATCCATAGCCTGATCCTGAATCAGTTTCACGATTGAATCAACGTTTTTGTTTAGCACTTCCGCCTGATCTTTATCGCTCGGAACCGCCAACGGCTCAAATACAATCGACCACTCCGATTCCGTCACAATGAACGGCAAGAGGAACTCCAGGATCGGCTTGTAGTCCTCTTTGCGCTTGCGCTCGATCAGCTTGTGATAAGTTTCAAGCGCCGTGTTTTGGCTCGCGCTAACGCCGCCAGTGTTTTTATTTTTAAGCACGATCTCATGAATACCAGACAGCGAAACGATGCGATCAAGCTTTTTCTCCAGGAACTCCGCCACCCCGGAAACATCGGAGTTTAAAACGGTGTAATCCTCATCCTCTGCGTCAATGCCGATTGCTCGACCAACGCCGCTTTCGTCGTCAACCTGAGCCAAACGCAGCCGCGCCGCATATTCGCCTTCGTCGTCGTCGCAAATGGCCGAAAGACCTCTAGCCTTCCATACGGCCTGCTGCTTACGGCGCAGTAACTGCGTCGCCAGTTCTTCGCAATAGTTGTAATCGTGGATTGCTTCAATCAGGCGCTTGTTGAGGATTGACGCGCCCCAGCCATCATTGTTTTTGCGCTGCTCGTTCGGGAGTCGCTCGCCGTCAATAATGCAAATCCTGGTGTAATGCACGTAATAATCGGGGATATCGCTACCTGGAGAAATCTTGTACAAGACAGGCTCGCCGTAACGGGCGCTCCGCGCGTTGGTTTCTCGCTTCTCAACTTTCACCTGAAAGCGATCGTAAACGCGAATATCTTCGAGCAATGCACCCTCCTTGACCGGGGATTTTAGCATGCGGCCATCAGCAACAACCGCCACGATTGCAGCGCCACCAAAGAGACGCGACCAGCACAGGGCATCAATAATCTTTGCGTTTAGGCGCTTCTCATCCCACAAGGAGCGAAACGCCGCCTCATCCTTGACCCCCTCAAGGCTAAACCCTGGTGTAACCATATCCTCCGGGATCACGTCGATAATCTTTTTTGCGAGTCCGTCTTGCTCGTAAAAGGTTGCGATTGAGTGTTTGGCGAGGCCCACCATATAAAACGGCTGCTCCACTCGCTTCTCCCCCTTGAAAATTTCGTTGTAGCCATCGGCCTTTACAATCTTGCTCATAACTTTCTCCCATAATAAAAAAGGCTGGAATTGTCCAGCCTTGATTATACATGCGTTTAGCAATTCGTGCTATTTCTTGCCGTGGTTTTCATGGTATCCAAGCTCAAACTCGGCGCGCTTTCTCGCGCAAACTGCATCAAACCAGTCAGAGTAATAGCCTAGTGATTTTCTATCTCCTTTCCTTGAGTTTCCGATAAAGGCCCACCATTTATTTCTTGACTCGTACCAGTACACGCCAACGCACCCACTTTTGTTTCTTGTTGATTTCTTTGTGTTTTGACCATTCTGTTTATGGGTTACGACCCTTAAATTGCCCCTCCTGTTGTTGCTTCTATTGTGATCTATGTGATCTATTTGCATTCCATCAGGGATAGGCCCATTGTCATACTCCCAAGCAAACCTATGCGCCAGAACCGATTTTTTGAGCAACGCGATCCTGATATACCCATCATTATCTACCGTGCCAGCTATATCACCAGGATAGAACTTGCTTTTTTTAACATGCACTTTCCATCTAACAAACTCGCCGTCATAGTAAAGGTAATCTTTAGCTACATCATAGATCGCGTTTCTCATCATTTCCCCCTTAGCCCTGCCAACTTCTTCATTCGCGCTATCGGATCATCCGCCATATTCATTTCAAGGTTTACAGCATCAACCAGGTTATCAACGATATCGTCGTGTGGCGCTGAATCATCATAAGTGAAAGCCGCAACTTCGGCAAGTATTTCATTGAGCATGTGGTGACTACTTGGCAATGCAACCCTTCCAGCCTTCATTACTGGCGAGGCATCCATTGCGCGGGTTACTTTATCCTTATCTCGCTGAACGGGGTTTATGCTTATTGGTAGCTTTTTGCTTGCGCTCTGAATTAAGCCAGTACCGCTTGCCTTATCCTCAACGTAGATTTTGCGCAGCGTGCCGCATTCCTTATTGCGCTTCCAGCACTGATTGACAAAGGCAACGAATTGCGTTTCCAGATCCGGCGCTTCCCACTTGCCGCGCACGCCGTCGATAAAGTAAACGCGATTCTTGTAAATTCCCCAATAGCATAAAACGCTATAGTCGTTTAACTCTCCGACCTTCTGCGCAGTATCCGCAGTAATAAACGTGTACTCAAAGCGATCCGGTTTCGGTAGCGTGCATTTCTCGCCGTCGCCGTAATACTGGAACCACTCCGTTTTGAACACGTTACCGCCAAGTGCGATCGGGCGTTGCTGGTACTGAGATTCGAACGTGTACAAATCAGCCTCGCGCAATGCCAGTAAATCTTTTGCGCTTTCCTTCGCGGGCCAAAATGAATAATGCGCCACGCCGTCAATGTATACAGGCTCGCTTGTCAGCACATCCCGATCAAATTCGGGTTTCAACCAGTCAGGGAGCGTATCGCGGTAATCTTCCGTAACCAGCGCCGGAATACTCACAACCTTAAACTCAATACCGCCCATCCCGCCTTGCGTCATAAACCATGTTGAATCGTTTATGTGCAACCTTTGCTGAACCATTACGATCGGCGTTGTATCCTTCATCCTACGAGATCGGACGGTGTTTTTTAGTCTTGTATGCCCAGCTTCTCTCTTGACCTTTGAAAATTGATCATCAGGCTTGTCCGGGTCATCCAGAACCAACATACCAGTAAAACCCTCATCCATGTACCCGCCACGCAAGCCCGTTACCTGGCCCGCAATGGATCGCGAGTTAACCTGTAGTTTTACCTTTCCGTTTTCATCATGAATTATCAGATCCTTTGCACTGGCTTTTGCCAACTTTCCGGGCCATAGCTCTTGCCATTCTGGCGATCCTACTATCTCCTTTATCCTGTTGCTGTTTTGCTGTACAAGACCATCACTAAACGACAAGTTAAGGTTTCTAACCTTTTTGCTTTTCAGTGATGCATATGGTGACATATGGATCGAAAAGATTTCGGTTTTACCAGAACCCGGCGTAATGTTAAAGATCACGTTTTGAGATTCACCGCTAATGATTTTCTCCACTTCGCGGCATAGGTAGCTGAAATGCCAGTTACCCAAAAACTTCTGACCTTGCAGGAGGTTAAACCATATACGGATCATCTTCTCGAATGAGTATTCGCTCATCTCCTTAATGGCTCGCTTTTGTGCTGGCGTCAGGTCTTCCCAAATAATTAACTTACTCATGCCTCGCAAACTCCCCGTGTAATGTTTCTCTTGCGCGCTTTGCCGCCAAAGCCGCGCTCTCTGCTGTCTTGTGCCATCCTGCAAAGTGTATTTTGCCGTTAGCTTTTGCGTAAGCGATAAATTCACCCCTCGCCTTGTGATAGCTAACACCCTTAAATCCGCTTGTGTTGTTTGCCTGCAACCCCTTATTCATGCCGTTTTGGCCCCTTGATGCGTCACGCAAATTTTCAGCCCTGTTATCAAGTGTATCCATGTTTTTGTGATCAACTTCTCCAACTGGCTCCGCCCCGTTGTGCATGTAGTATGCAAGCCTTGCTGATTTGTATATGCTTCCGTTTATTTGTATTTGCCATCTTTTTTGCGCCTTATGAATGGTTCCAGCGATGGCACCAACAACGGTTTTCCTGCTAACTTTCTCCTTCCACCTAAAGACGCCAGTTAGAGGATCGTAATCAAGTATTCTCTTTAAGTATTCTAGATCTGGTAATGGTTTTGCTTTGGTCATAAAAAAGCCCTCATCTATTGATAAGGGCATATTAACATATCACTGGTTTACCATCAAATCATATCAAGCACATCGCGCACCGCCTCTTTTACCTCTTCGGCGCTAACCGCTTCAATGCTGGTGTTTTCCGCCTTGGCGACAACGTTAACCTGTGGGGCGTTGTCCAGTCCCAAATCTTTACCAATGAAATTCGCGCTAACTACGCCGTTTGCCGCAAGCTGGAATTTTTGCTCATAGATCACGGAGTCGATGAACTCCATAACGTCACAGAAGCCAGGCTCTTTGCGCCACTTCTCAAGCGCACACTTTGACCAGCTATTGAACAAGCGCAATCCGTTAAGGGTGAAGATTCGCGGCTTCCGCACCTCGTCCTGATAGGTTCGCCCCTGGAATGAGGAACTTTCGGCAGATTTTAGCGCGTTGGATTCCGCCCACTCGAAATAACGGATCGCCATATCAAAGACCTGCTCCGGCGTGTAGCGGTGTGATTGATTCAGCGTGATGATATCGCCGTACTTTTTGTTATACAGGCGTTTGAAGTTATACGCCTCATGCACTTTGTTTTCGCTCATGGTTTGCACCTCCTATTTTACGAGGAGTGATTATACCAAACCGCAGACAATAAAAAACCCCGCATTAGCGGGGTTGGTTTTAGCACTTGTATTTGACGCCTTCGCCGTTTTCGTGCTTGAGTCGATTTCCGATCTTGCCAGCGATGCACAGGAAGCGACCGTTGACATTCCACAAATCTTTATTCTTGTCGTAGAACGCAGATGCGTAAAGACCTTTGCGAGCCAGATGATGTGAGCCAATGCGGCCCAGGATGAGTGCGAAAACAAAACCGAGGATAAAGCCAAGGAAAATCATCATTGTAAACTCCTTACATAGTTTATTGAAAATTGGTGCGTTTCCTGATTAGCGCCGGAATACTCCTTCGCCAGTCTAACCGCCATCTCCGCACTGCATGCAGTAACAACGGTTTCGAAATCCTGTTTGCAACTTTGGCACTGCATACCCATTTTGCGGATAGTTAAGTTAACTCGCCATTGCATTTTGCTTTCTCCTGAGAGGTTGCGGGTTACGGTTCCCGCTGCTATCGCCATGCATAGCCGATTTGATTTTTGCGACATTCGCGCCGCGCGTTACCCGTTCGGGCCTCTTATGTTTACGTTTTGGATGTTACCAATCAGCACACGCGGCGTCAACTTAAATCACTCATACTCTCCCGCCCGACCAACTCGCCCGGCCAAATATCCAGCAGTCCACACGAATTTGTAGCGGTCGATAAGAACTTTAACAGGCTCATGGTGTTTCGTAATAACCTCAATCATGATCTTGTCGTTCTGGCGGTCTTTCTTCTCCATCTTGCTTACCGCTTCATTCAGTCCGCGAGCCGCGCGTTTTACGATGTTCCAATGTGCCTCGTTCAATCCAAACATTATTAAAGCCCTCTTGAGATCCAAAGGTTGTACATTTCGAAATAGTGCATTGCTGTTTCAGTGTCGCCACGCTCCAATGCCTCGTTTTGCATGCGTGCGCACCACTGCGACGGTTTTTCGTATTCACCCATAGAATCACACTCCTAAAATTTGCGCCTCTTAGAATCGCTCTGAGGCGCGATTTGAACTATGCGTTTTCGTTAAATTTTATCAAGCAGGTTGCAAATGATGTTAAGCCGATGCAGCTTGTAGCAATCCCACTCTGGCGAACCCGGTTCAAGCTCTCGCGGCGAACCCGGCGCGGCGGTGCTCATATCATCAATCAGGCAAGACACCTCGTCAACAATCAGATCCTTAACGCGCGCTTTTGTGTCCAGATCCTCGACCGCAACGTAAGCCTGGATGCTGCCGCCGATAACCCTACATTGTCCAAGCGCTTTCTCTAAGTCGTCGTAAACCGTTACGCGGTCTTTGTAGCTATGGCCGGACGCGATGCGGTAGCGGTGCAAGTAAATCATTTCTCTCTCCTTTTTGCTTCAACCTGATTCTCAACCTGAATGAAAACCTCTTTCGCGATCTCTTCCGAAACCATGACGCAAGACAGGTTGCCACCAGAAACGCGCCAGCCAAGGGCGCTCAATAAACGTTTTGCTTGCTCATCTGACAGGTTAATCTGGATCATTCTTCTACAACCTCGCATTCGTCTTTGCTCACGCTGATATTGTCGCCCGCTTCGATAAACTCGCTGTTACGCGGAGCGATTACGCAATAGGAGCCGTCATTGAAATGGCCGTCAACCTCAAGAATCTCGCCAACTTTCAGGCCGCATTGCTCAAGGGTAATTGAGCCGTCGCCGTTGAGAGTGTCGATTTTGGTGATTTTGATTTTCATTGCTTTATCTCCGTTTCGTTTCGATGGGGTAACTATAGCAAGTTACCCCAACCGAGTTTTAGCAATTCGTGCTATTTGCTGATAGCAAGCAGGGTATCGGCCAGCGTGCGGACAACTTGCGCTTGCTTGCGAATATCGAACCCATCAGGACAGCGTAGAATTTTTCGAACCTCCTCATTTGCCGCGATAAGCTCGTTAACCTGCTCTTGCAGCCGTTCGCAACGCCCAACCAAATCCTCGCCGCTTGGCTTTAGCGCCCCGCTGGTCATAATCGCGCCGCCAATCTTCGCCTTGTTGATGTACAGCCGACCACCACGGAACACGAACGGCTCGGAATTCTGGATCGGCTCCTTGCGATAAACCCCGGACATGCTGATCGCGTCGCTCGTCTCAAAACTCACGCGATGAAACTTGCCGTTGTAGTCGAGCTTGGATGATGGTTTGCCGTCAATCCGCACGATTGCGGTTTCCCCTGCGTCGTCCTCAATAAGCACGCGCCCCCTCAAAAGCTCCTCCGCCATGATTTTGTAGTGCTTGCCCTTGGTGAAGTTGCCGCAAGTGATAGTCGGTGTTACGTAGTCGCTCATTCTAAAATCTCCCAATCTTTGCCGCCAATGTGAATTGAATGTTTAAGCTCGGTTAGTACCGGGGAGCCTAACTCCCCGATGAAGGTGTAAAGCGTCGGCCTAATCTTTGAAACCTCGGCCTCGTACACCTTGCCCGGAATTATCCAGGGCGTTTCCGCATAGTCGGTGCGAATCCTTACCAATTCGAGATCTCCTCAAATGCGAAGTAGTCGAAATCATCTTGAGTGATTGGTGCGTCACAAAGCGCGGCCTCTTCCAGCATTTCCGCCAGTGAGTCGGCGCACATGCTCGCCCGTTCGTCAAAATACATGTTAGCCATTTCGCGGCCCCACTTGCGGGCATTCTTAAAGCCGTGCTTGCGTAGGTTTTCAGTCGTCTTTTTGCTGTCCTCCCAGCGCTTTGCGATCTTGGTAAACGAGCGGGCCAGGTATTTACGATTGGTTTTCATGGTTAACTCCTTTTGATGGTCAGTGTTTCGGCCTCATCGCGGGCCAGTTCGATTTTGCGTAGCATTTTGCCTTCGAGGTCGTGCGTTGTCAATATCAGCTTATCACCCTCTGAAACCGCGTCAATGCTAACTCCCGGCGTGTATAGGCATTGCTCACTTGTGGTAATGAGAAACATCAAAGAACCTCGTAAATTTCATCGTTTTATCCTGATTGGTTGCTTTGCTTCAATAAGGCCACTTTATCAAATGGCCTTGCGGAAGTTTTAGCAATTCGTGCTATTGAGGTGATCGCGGATTATCTCGTTAACGGTCAGCATCGGATCGCCATCGGTGAGATAATAATCATATTCGCAATAGCCGCTTACGTTATCCTTGGCGGAACTAATCCTGATATAGTCGCGGCTGTCACCGTCGAAGGTGTAACCGTCGCGATGCAGCCTGCAAAGCTTGACCTCATGCCCGCCCCTGATAAGCTCGATTATCTCATCCGGGAAACCGCCATCCGTGCAAATGATGGGGATATCGTTTAGCTCTGCATCCTCTGCAAACCGCTTGCCGAAGTAGCCGTTACCAAATCGCGGCTTAATCACGTCCTCGCTAATCCAGATCATAAACTGGCGAGGGGATTTACCATTCAGGAAGTCCTGCGCCTTTTCCTTCTGGCTCCGGTCGTTATAAGCCTCAATGAATTGGCGATACTTAACCGGGCCGAGCATGGCAAGCGCGATCTCAAACATCGGCGCTTTGAAGCTCATCATGCGCAGCGGAACCGGGGATTCATCTTTAACCAGGCCGCCGATGGTGTCTTTGCCGCTGTGTGGCGGTGCATTCAAAACGAGTATTTTAGCCATTGTTCGATCTCCTTAAATTGCCATGATGCCGATAAACAGTGCCGCAAATGCCAGGGTAACGCCAACCGCTTTCAGTGCGTCGGCCTTTGTGATTTGCCACACTGTGACCTCTTCCGGCTCCTGCTCAACTTGGCTCACAGTCCAGCCCCAACGCCTAATCATTTTGTCGAATCGCTCCGGTGTGTGGCTTTCGTTGAACGATGACACGATAGCGCCAGTCTTTGTCGGCTCATCATTGAAGTAAATAAGGCCGCTCTCCACGATGTAGAACGTTTTTTCGCTTGCGGACGTGTAAATCTTCATTTTATTTTTGCTCCTCTCTCGTTGCTTTGTAGGGCCATTATAGCGGCCCTAATTTCGTTTGTTTTAGCAATTCGTGCTATTCGCCCAGCATGTAGCGCTTACCTTCTTCGCGGCCTTTCTTGCTGCCATCCAGGTAGCCGCCAAAGTAGCCGCCAACAAGGATAAGGCCGGACGAGATGAAGCTTGTGATTGTGTCGTCTGACAGGTAAGCGCCAGCACCAACCAGGGACAAAACAACAATAGTTTTCATAAACTCTTTCATAATATTCTCCTTACAGACCATGACGAGACAGACGACCAAAAACCTTGCGCTCAAGCGGTGACATTTGCGTTTTCATTAACTGGCGCACATAGCGACGGAAGCGGCGTTTGTCGGCCTTCCCATTGCGGCGTTGCTTCTGAACGTGGCGCGGCTGCGTGTCGTGCTTAACGTAGCGGCCTTTGTTGTCTTTCAGCATAATGAACTTCGCGTAAATGCTTGCGCCCTCAACGCCGTAGTAGCGATAGCGCTGATAGTTGAGGCTAAAGCCGCCGCCGATATCCGGGCAACCCATGCCGAAAACCTTGATGGAGCATTTCTCCGTGGTGTATCGCTTGCCCACCTGAAAGGCCGGAATCTCTGACATAATGCAAACCATCACATAGCCAGCGTCGTGCTCGTTAAGTTCTTTGCAGTTTCTCATCGTTATTTCCTCGTTTGTTTGTGTAGGGGAATAATAGCGCATTCCCCTGAAAGGTTTTTAGCAATTCGTGCTTAGTCTTTGATGAAAACCATCATCAAAAACACGATCACAATGATGGATAGAATCAGTTCGCCAGCGTACATAATCACCCCCAAATCAACATTATCAGGCCGACGAGTTGCAGCGTGAACCCAGCGACGCCGCAAAACAGCGCACCAATCAGCAACCACGGAACGAACTTATGCATTATCAGGCACCTCGATATAAAGTTGATCATCACGAAACAGGCGGGCAATCCCGGCCCACTTGAGCAATTGCTCGTACATCACGCCTTCCTCAAGCTCCACGCGCTTATAAATCAGTCCATCGCGCATGCCCTGCTCAAGCCGATCGAGGGGAAAGCCTTTATCTAACTTGACGAGCATTATTGGCCCTCCACCATATCACGGATCATCTTCTGATAAAGGTTGATGCCCTCAATCGCCCCGTCACGCTCCACGCCTTCCAGGTGTACCACGTTTGGCATAATGGACAGGATGCGCTTTGCGAACTTTGCGACCGCCTTTGCTTCGATGGTTTTAACATCCTCACTTGTTAGAACCTTGCGCCTTGTATCCCTTTTCAGGGTGATGATGTAAACCGGATCGCCTTCATCATCAAACCCATTCTTAACGCTGCATGAGCCTACCGCCTTAACTTCCCCTACACGGTTCATGATTGTGCGGACGTATCCAGGGGTAATTGACTTGACCTTTTCATCGTCCCCGAAGTGCTGCCCGATAAATCGGATCGGCAGCTTGATTTCCTCCGTGTGGCCGTTAGCCAGTGCAACGGCAGCCTCGCGCAGTTTGTTGCAAAATTCTTTAGCCAGATCTGTCATGGTTATCTCCTTAAATGAATACTGATTCAGGTTTGCAGATTACGAACCCAATAACATCATCAATCAAAAATGTCCTGATTGAGATGCCCCTCTCTTTTGCGATCTTATTGAACGCCATCCTCATTGTTTCTGGAGTTCTTCCAGATGATTCAATGTTTATGTAGCTAATGACATTTGGCTCCGCTACATCGACAAGGCGCCTTATATAATGCATTGTCATGCCCATGTCATTCACAATCTCGAAATCATCGCCGCGCTCTATAATCTCGCCGTTGCGCCTTAGATAAAGTCTCTTCATTGCTATCTCCTCGATGCCTTGTTGTGGTGAATAGTACATTGTTTATTTCGTTATGGCAACAGTTGTTTTTTGAAAAGATACAAATTTGCTCGTAAGCCAATGAAAACTATGTGTTTTTATTTTTGTTTACTGGTTTTCCGGTTTCGGAAGGTTTTCCTATTAAATAAATACCCCTGTTATCATAATCATATATTCAGTACATAGACAGAATACCCTTAAAGGTAGAAAACAAGCAATACAGTATTTAAACAATAATAGTACATATATAACTAACTAATTGATTAATAAGGGTATTTATAGGTGATTTCATTGTTTATTCTGTGTCGGAACGTTGTTGGATTCTGCGGAAGGTCTGACAGGAAACAGGCGGAAACGGAGCGAAACGGAACGGCTGCAAACGTCAGGAAGTGGACACGCGAACAAGCTTGCGCCCTCTTCCGTTCCATCATCATTGCGAAAACTGCAACAATCAATCAATCGCTTTGCACCTTGAGCAATATTGTCAAAATGACAGTGTACGAGATATGAACAACGCATAAATCACGCACGGCTTTAGAAATAGCACTTTTTGCTAAAACTCTCCTGATTGGTTTTGGCATAATGCACTCAACGAAACGAACTGAGGATAACGAAATGAAAATCAGCAAAACCACCATCAACTTTGCACAGAAGCGCGGCATCTTCCTGGACGTCTGCGAGGGTGATGAGGTGATGGAACAAGATCGCCTGTGGTTCTACTTTGACGAGGACGCTTGCGAACCAGACCTGAGCTATATCATGAATGCCGACGGCTCATTTACTTACTTCGATACCCTGAGCTTGAGCCAGGACGTGAAAGAGGAATTGCCAGCCACGATCAAGAATGAAAAGCATCTGCGCCTGGTGATTGAATTCCTGGCAAGCGCAATTAACAAGTGATATAATGCACGACGCAATCAACCAAAGAGGAGTGAATTTTATGTTAGAAGTTCGAATTGCTGTGGAACAACTGCGCCGCCTGGCGGATGAGATCGAGAACGGCAAGGGCGCGACGATTGGCGACTTTGACGTAAGCCAGCGCATTAACGGCGGTGTTATCAGCCAGGATTTGCGCATTACGGTTTACCATGAGCCGACCAGCGAAAACCTTTGCACCGTGTTCGGGGTTGATACCCCAACCACGCTTGATGAGCAAATGATTCCTTGATCATGTACCGGGCCTCGTTGCCCGGTTTTTTTATTACCAGTCAGAGACGAATAGCACTTTTTGCTAAAACTCAATTCCTCGAACCTGCCATAATGCAGGCCAACCAACCAACAAAGGAGATCGCAAATGTACATAGGTAAAGATATCCGCCAGCGGGCCAACGAACTTGGGCTGAAACTGTATGTCACAAAGCACGGCGATAAATGCGTGCTGAACATTTACGACACGGAATACGATCGCATGCTGTGCAACTATGACGGCTACGGCGGGAAGTTCATCCGAGGGCGTCACAAGCTGTTAAGCCGCGAGGCGTTCAACAAATTACCGTTCACAATCACAAAATATCGCCAACTGCATGACACGCTGGTAGCGCTGCATGAGATTGTCAAAGCTGAGAAAGCGGAAGGTAAATTGCAATGGTCATAAGGCTGGTTTTCTTTTACGAGGCGTGGGCTATTCCGGTGGCAAACGACCATTACGGCGGCGACGGTAAACGCGCAAAACGTCAAGGTTACTGGAACTGATAGCACTTTTTTGCTAAAACAGCGGTGGGGAAACCTGGTATATTATCCCCATCGAAACGAAATGAGGATTGCAAAATGAAATACACCAACACTTACAACGGCCACACTTACTGGATCAGCGAAGGCAAAGTTAAGGTTAGCAACGGCGAAATCGTCCGCACTTCCAACATGGATATCCCGACCTTTGAGGCCATGATTTTCAATGGCGATATGGTGGCGATTGAGGTTAACAAAGAGAACTTTACCCGTCTGGTTAAGGTTGCCAAGGCAGAAAGCCCAAATCATAACGTTCGCTTCCTGGCTTTCGTTGAGCACATGGGTAAAGATGCATGGCAAGGCACAACCTCTGCACGCATGGCTCGATTCATGGCATGGATTAGCGATCGCAAAGCGGATTACGAGAAGGCTTACCCAGGCGCGACAAATCCAGGCATTGGCGGCTCAACCGTTATCGATCAGGATCATTTCACAAACTTTATTGTAGGTGGCGAATGGATAAAGTAATTTACAAAAACACGGAGAACGGCGTTATTTACCAGGTTCGGCGCGGAAAGGTTTTCCGCTGGCATGAGGAGAAAGAGCGCTGGTTTACGACGCAACTTTATAGGCCGTGCGATCTGGCACACTATCCCTTCATCGGGATACGGGTCGAAATATACCCGCATGAGGATAAATAGCACGAATTGCTAAAACGGCGAGAGGGCCAGCCGATATAATAGGCCCAACTTCAACAAACAAGGAAAAACGAAATGAAAGCAAAAACCGCTCTGATTCTGGCTCACCTGAACAAAAACGGAAAAGTCACCGTAAAAATGGATCGCGCTTCCGGCTTCTCCGTAGTGACCATTACAAAGCGTGGTGATAGTTATGTTGTCGGCACCATTCCAGGCGATAAGCTCACGCGGGCAAACGTCGCAGACCTGAAAGCCATGCTAATAGCGAACTCAATCTATATAATCAACTGGCGGTAATGTCCTGATTGGTGGGCGGGCCAACCGCCCGCTCTAATGGGCAGGAGGGTAAAATGATGAATAGCGTAGAAAAAGTAATAGAAATACTGGTTGCGGTCTTTATCTTCCTGGGTTGCTTGCTTGTGGGCGGAATGGTGTTCATGGTGTTTGATGAGATTTGGAGAACTCTATTATGATGGTTCAAGATGCATTTTTTAAGCGGCTTCACGATGCGGAGGCCGCTGGCTTAAACAAAGAGGCGGCGCTTGAAGTCGCCTATAAATTCCTAACACTGGATGAGGCATTGGGTGATATGGATATGGATATGGAATCCGGCGCTTTCTTTGCAGATCCAACGATGATTGTTAATGATTGCGGCTGCAATTTCGACCCGTCTTGCTCCCGCTGCTTCCCGTTTTGAGGTGATAACATGCTGATTTTCTCTATGTTCGATGGTTCCGGTTTTGCTGCGCTTCCCTGGGCGGAAGCGGGCCATAAAGTGATCTGCTTTAACGCCGATGAAGGCGACCACGGCGATTACCAGTCAGTGCGCGTAACGCATGAAAACATCACCTACGTTAACGCCTGGATTGATAGCGATTTTGAGTTTCAGGCACGCAATGAGGTTTACGGCCAACCAGATTTTATTATGGCCTTCCCGCCATGCACAGATTTAGCTGTTAGCGGCGCTCGCCACTTTAAAGCGAAGGCAGAAAAAGATCCTGAATTCCAAATCAAGGCGGCTAACACCTGCAAAATCGCGGCCAACATCGCTGATTACTTCGGCGTGCCTTACATGATAGAAAACCCGGTTAGCGTGCTTTCCTCGCTGTGGCGCAAGCCGGATAACGTATTCCATCCGTGCGCATACGGCGGATACCTCCCGGAAGATGATAAGCACCCGGTTTTCCCGGATATCATCCCGCCTCGTGATTCTTATGGCAAAAAAACATGCCTTTGGACTGGTAACGGCTTTGTGATGCCAGAACCCAAACAGGTTTTGCCGGAAGGTGATAGCAATCCCGGATGGGCCAAGCTTGGCGGGAAGTCGTCACGAACAAAAATGATCCGCTCCCTCACGCCACGCGGCTTTGCTAAAGCTGTTATGCTGGCGAACCAGAAATAGCACAAATTGCTAAAAGCCCCGGCGCTCGTTGGGGCATAATGAATTCACACCAAACGAAAGGAGATTAAACGATGAAAGTTATTCGCAACGCCGACAATAAGTTAATGAATGCCCGCATTAAAGATGAGATCGCTTTCGAGGCGTGCGGAGTGTTCGAGGTTCGCGAACTGGCAAAGGGCAGCAAATGGCAAGAGGCGAACATTAAAGATTTCCGCGAGATCAAGACCAAGACCATCCTTTGCACTGGTGTTGATCATTCGTTGAGCGTCAAAAAAACATTTAAACAAGGCAAAAGATATCAAATTGAAAGTGGTAGAGTTCTTGGCGCTGTAGCTGGTTATGTGTATGATGAACAAGGTGACAGGTTTACTCTTTATCGTTGCGAGGAGGGTTTCGAATGCGCAACCGCGAAATTTCAAGCGAAATACTTCTAAATCTATTTGATTATGACAATGGCGTTTTAATATGGAAGAATCCACAAGGCAGAAGGGCAAAGCCAGGTGATGTTGCTGGATATAAAACAAAGAATGGATATATAAGGATCGGTATAAATGGAGATGAATATCCGGCCCATTGGATTGTATGGTGGATGCATGGGAAGGGAGAAATACCGGAGGGGTATGAGATAGATCATGAGAATCACATAAGAAGTGATAACAGGATCGATAATCTAAGGCTTGTAACAAGAAAGCAGAACTCACAAAACCACACAAGGAGGGTGACAAATAAATCCGGGTACACTGGCGTTATATGGAACAAAAGAGTTAAAAAGTGGAATGTTCAAGTAACTGTAGATGGAAGGTGCATATCTGGAGGTTATCACGAATCCATAGAATCAGCCATTGAGTCAAGAAATAGATTATGGTCTTTGTATGGATTCCATAAAAATCACGGAGAAGAAAAGAAATGAGAGACTACGTGCGGCACATCCCAAAAGGCATGCTTGCAAATCGGTTTAAGGTGCTCGAAAGCAACGTTTCATCATTCACCGCTGGCGAGACCGTTTACCAGGTGAGAGAAAGGCCGGGAACTCTGCTGATTGGTCACACGTTCCACAAATCACTATGGTTCGACCGTGACACGCTGGAATGCAGAAGCATAGAAGGCGATCGGCTGTTGGTAAAAGTCGAGCGGATCAAATAGCACAATTTGCTAAAACGCTGTAAGATGGTTGCCCTATAATACAGGGCAACAACTAAGGAGATTTTGAAATGTTTTTTGATACTTCTACACTTTCCCCTCAACAAGTAATCGAAACTGCACAGGCTCAAGGGGTTTCCCCGGTTCGGGTTGCGATTATCGCGAACGGTTACAACCGTGCGCAAAGCTTTTGGGGTGATGTTCAAGATATCAACAAAGGGAATGATAAATACCCGGTAATTTCCTTGGGTAATGACGTTGATGTTGTAGGCAAACTATCTCGCAGCCTGGCGCGTTCCGTTCAATTCCCGGAATCATCCGCTTACATGCATTTTATCGGCTGCGTATCCGCCGCGATGCTTGGGCGCTTTACGGTTGAATATCATGGAACCGATCAGCCAACCGCGCTTTATGTTGTGACGAGCCAACCGCCCTCAACTGGTAAATCCGCGATTAACTCTATGGCTATCGCTCCGATGGTTTGCGAGGTTGAGCGCATTAACGAGCAACGCAGCAAAGAGCGCAAAAAGCTGATCGCAAAGCTCAAGGGCTTGGAGAAGGAGATGAAGCAGGAGCGTAGCGGATCGGATATGGCTTCCTTGTACGAGGTAAAAGAGGAGTTGGAGGAGAAGATTGCAAAATTCTGTGATGTAGTTTTCCCGGTTTCAGATACCACGCCAGAAGGCTTGGCAAAGATTAACAACAAGCAAGGAAACTTTGCGGTCATTTCCGATGAGGCCACCAGTATTAACAGCCTTTTGGGCTTGACGTATGCAAGCAGTGAGCGCAAAACAAACAGCGAACTCGTTCTAAAAGCATGGGATGCGGGTCACGTATCAATCGCGCGTGCCAACGCAGAAAACAACATGAGCTTTACGGCGCTTGGATGCATGGCGGTAATTGCACAGGACGAAACGATTAACGGCATTATGGAGGCTGGCGCACGCGGTATCGGTGTTAGTGAGCGCTTCTTGTTGGTTCGCGAGGAATCTTTCCTGGGCCGCCGTAGCTTTATCGACGACAACGGGGATTCAACATTTGAGCCAGTGGATCAGGGTTTGAAAGCGAATTATTACAAGCTGGTGCATAACATCATGACCGAAGAGGGCGTTAAGCTCACGATCAGCAAATCGGCAATGCGCTGCCTGAACATCGCCCGCCAGGAAATGGAGCCTCATCTCGCAGACGGCGGAAAGTATTCGCATACAATGCTGCGCGGCGCATTGGGTAAGATGGATAAGCAGGTGATCCGCATTGCATCGGTTTTGCATGTTATCCGCAACTGGTTTAACGAAAACGGAAACCCGCAAAAATCACGCGAGATTGAGGCGGAAACCATGCAAGAGGCTTTGATTATGTTCCATGAGTTGAGCAAAACATATATCAGCGCCGCCAACGCTTCCGGTCACGCTGGCGAAGATGCAGAACTAAACAAGGTTGTTGATATGGTTGTTCGCCTGGGCAAAGCAAATAAGGGCGTGTTAACGTCACGCGCAATCTACGAGGCAATTCGCAAGGTTCGCCCGTTCGTCGGCCAGGCTGGCGTAATGAAGCGGTTAGAGGAAAGCTTGTTGCCTCGGCTCGAAGAACTGAATTATGTTTGTAACGCAAATGGCCGTGTGTTTGTGAATCCGGCTTTGCTGGGGGGTTAAAATGTTTCTTCTCGATTTGTACAAATTTTGTGAAAGTTACGACTGGTTTAACCGCCAGCACCTGGCAAGGTTTGTTTTTAAGCATCGGGAATGCGAGAGGCTCGCGAGGGCCGCAAATATGACCCCTCGTAAATTCGCCTCAAACGTCTCTCTTGAGTTTATCCCGCGAATGTGTACGTTGGGCTACCTTGACTTAAATAAGGGCGTAGCGACGTGCTACGGCTCGCACAAACGGCCTTTTAACTTCGAGTTGTACAGCCTGGAAGGCGAAAGCAATAAATACATCTACGATCTGTTTCACCTGGACGAGTTAAGCGACGATGAATTATTTGGAAGCTCAAAATCTAATCAATACGATTACGAGGCATTGCGCCGTAAATTCGGTATCTCATGAGGTGATGATTGGTGCGCTGTTAATGATCCTGTATAGCGATATGCGAGCCAATCCGGCCAAGGAGCATAACTTGCATGATGAGGACGGGGTTTTGCTGGTCAATGTCAGATTGATGGAATGAAAAAAAGGAGCCGTTAGGCTCCTTTATTTTTTCTCTCACTCCAAAGAATCCCGCTAAGGAATCCAGCGACGAAGAAGCAAGCAATGCAAAAAAGAAAAGGATACAAATCATCGCGCCCGTTGCTGATTTCTATCTTCTCGGCTTTTATCATTTCCGCCTGGATGCTTGAATTGCTCACCTGCTTTTTGTTGGAGGTGTCAACCTTCCCAACGTTTGACTCTTTGAACGTCGTTTCCTGCTTGCTGCTGGCGTCCTGCTTTGCTGTCACACCTACGGCCTGTTTTACGTTTTCGGCCCCGGCCTGCGCTGTGATTTCCGGCTTACTGCCGACTAAACCAGTCAGAGCGCTTGACGTTGAGCAACCGGATAGCAATAGAGCGGCAACTATCAACATGATCAGCAAGATGATAGCGGTTATTTTGTTGGCTCGTTCGTAGTCCTGATCGTTCATTTCGGTAACTCCTTAACGCAGTATTTAAATTCAACGGCCCGCCTGTTATGCAGCCCCTTAGATTTTTCACGCTTGCCCGTTTTCGGGTTGCGGTAATAAGTCCATTTCCAAAGCTCGTCGCATGCCTCGTATAGCTTGCCCTGGTTAATGAGCTTTAGCATTGTTGACTTCTGGAATGCTCCAACGCCAGCGTTAAACGTAAACGAGTACATAGCCGCCCGCATTGATGCCGGAATCTCCACCTTAACCGCCTTATCAACTGCGGTTGCAGCATGCTTGATATGCTTTTGAAGTAACTGATCGCATTCTTTTTGCGTGTAAGTCTTGCCCAACACCACGTCAGGGCCAGTAATTCCGGCGCAAACTGTCCAGATGCCCGCGATATCCTTATAAGGCTTGAACCGGATTCCTTCTATCTCCTCTAACAGTGGCGAAGTTATGGCAAGAGCGGCACTAACAGCGCCAGCTATAACCATGTTTTTTAACTTCATCTATTATTTACCTCTGATCTCGATTGCTCGTTTAAGATCCCCTGTTTCCAGGGCTTCCCGTAGCGCCTTGCTATCCCGCCAGCGGAGATAAGCGCCCCAAGCACCAAACGCGATCATGAAGGCCATACTGATAACCGCAATGGTGATTTGGCTCGTTGCGGCACTGGTTAAAGCAGATCCGCCAGTCCCGGCGGTTGCAGCGTTTAGAAAGTCTTTCATGTTACACCTCGATAAAGTTTGTTAATGGGTGCTTACATATTAACCGGGATTGCGCAAGTTTATAATAGAAAAAAGGGCGCTGTTAAATCACAGCGCCCCGTAAGCTATTGAATCAAATCACTTTTCAATTGGTAAAAAGGTCAGGTAATGCCCCTCAAGCGGTGCTAGTATCGCGCTACCTTGGCCGTCGCGGATCTCGTACAGCCCACCAGGGATTGCAACCGCCCGGTAAATCGCGCCAACGATGTAAGGTAATGCGGTTGAGGTGTTACGAATGCAGCGAACTTTCATTAAATCTTCCTCCCGTGGTTTATGCTGAATTTTAGGGACACTTCCCATTCAATCCGCTGTGAACATGCATCCTCAAATCTTGCGAACGTCCTACTTCTTGCTTTTCCGTTATGTTGTATCTGGGCAATCCATCTTTGGCGCTTGTCGCTCCATGATACACCAGTTATTCCACTGCTGTTATCCTTTCGCATTGAGGCGTTTCTGTTGTTCTCAGCTTGACTTTTTAGCCTTAGATTATCAGGGTTGTCGTTAAGCTTGTTTTGATCAAAGTGGTCTATTACATCACTGGACGATAGCGATACATCATTAACCATCTCATATATTACCCTTGAGCGCTTATATCGCTTGCTATTTAGCTTGATGCACCAGTATCCCTTATTGTTTAGACATCCTGCCTCATCACCCTTTCTTGCCTTGATTATTGCCCCTCCTCTCCCGCTGGCAACATCATGCTTCCAGTATAAGCGGCCTCCCTGCCGCTCAAAGTGATCGTGCCAATTATTCAAACATTTCTGGTCGTGCTGTAAAGCGTCCAATTTCGCCAAACTCCTTGTGATAGATAATTACCGATGCTTGCCGCATTGAGCGCCAACCTCCATTGGCTGAATATGCATCCTTCGCCCCTAGCTGCCCGTGAACCTCATCAACTCCTAGCGTATGCTCTGTGATGGTGCGATGGTGCCAGTGTCCGCTATGACAGTATACATATTTTGATTGTCCAAATTCAGTCCTAAAGTCTGTAGCCAGTACGCCCAGGCGTGTTTCTGGTTTCTTCTGCGTATGCCCATGAGTGAATCCAATCAGCGAGCTACCCCACAAGGTTCTGTGCATCATTGCCGGAGATGTGTCAACATAGATTCTCGGCTCATCTTCGTAAACTGCTGCCATCGCCGCCCTTAACCAGATCATGCCGCTTTCGTCGTGGTTGCCAGACAGAATTTGCACCTCTACTTTTTCGTGCTTCTCTAACAGCTTACGAACTGCTCGGCGCGTAGCACGCAGCGCCACGTAAGCAAGTTTTGCGTATCGGCTATCTGTGTCCAGGACATGCCCGCTTGCTGGTGTTACTGGCGTCAACCCGTCAGAATGAATGACGTCGCCGCCTAATAGTAACACTGCCTTTTCAGCGTTTGGCGCTGCTGAGATTGAGTAATCAAAATACTGATTCATGATCTTCTCTGCCGTCGCCGTGTCATAATTCTCTCCGCATTCGTGCTTGTGGGCCAGTGCGCCGATATGCAGGTCGAACACAGGATATAGAACCATCAAATCGCTTTCGGTTTCGCGCTTGCGTGTTACTGGTTTCTCTCGCGGCAATTCTTCGGTAAACGCCTCCATAGCTGCATTCATAACCGCTTCTAATTTGGCCTTATCCGTGCTGGTCTTAGTCCAGCGCATTACCTCATTTCCGTCCTTGTCTGTCAGTACGGATTCACCTACGACCATATAACCTGGAGCGCCTTTCGTGTCGGTTTCTCCTGAGCGGGCCAAGCGTGCTGCGCGTCGCTCAACGCTGCGGATGTTCAATCCGAACTCCTCCGCGATCTGCTTGTAAGTTTTCCCGGCTGCGCGTGCATCTTTGAACTGCTGATCTGTCATTTTTGCTACTGCCATTTTAAGCTCCTAACATGATAATTTTGTACATAATCGCGGTCGCGATGATAACGGGAAACGGTAAAGCAAACAAGCGCCACATAACAAAAATCCTCACATCTTGTAATATTTCTTTTGCTCTTTGATTTTCTCGATTACTGCTTTGTAATCGATCTTGGTCGGTATCGCCGGAACTCTGTGCATCTTACGCGGCCTTTCGTGTAAGTATGTCATTTTTCCGTTGCCAATAATACTAACATCCTTTATGTCGAAGAATTTAGCAATTCGTGCTATATCCTCACTCATTCCGCATTCCTTGGCGTGTTGCCAAACGGCTTGCTTACCCGTTTCGACCTTCATCAATCGCTCCTATGTTTTCCATTACGTCAATTGGTGCATAACCATATGCAACTTTCAGGAATACCATTGCACAATCCCAATCGAAATTGAATCCGTTTTCGCTGCCGCCCTCTACCGCCTCGCGTGCGATTTCGTGAGCGATTCGTTTTGCGCGTTGGTTGTAAACTTTCATGGCTTTCTCCTTTCGTTTCGTTGGATATGATTATGCCCGACTCTCGCCGGGCATGTTTAGCAATTCGTGCTATTTGAAGTTTGAGTTGAACTCGTATTTGCCGTCGCTTCTCTTGTATTCCAACAACTCGGCTTCGATATGCTCGCGCCACATGCAGATCGGTTTTCGTCTAACATCCTCAAACGTCATATCAAGGCAGGAGGCCATTTCGTAAATATTCCCGTTATATTCATGCTCCGCCAGTAATCGGCAAACCATGCCAACAAAGAGATCCCATTGATTTTGCGGTGATAAGCGAATGCTCATAATATTACCCCCTCGCCTTTGCTCTTTTATTTTTCACGGACGGGCAAATCTCGCTGATTCCAACATAGTGAGTTTGTTGTTGCTCGCCTTCTTTTAATTCGCGCATAACAAAGATAACGCTACCTTTATTATTTCCGCTAACTTGTTCACCAGTCAGACCAGAAATAAACGCCAATCGCCCGGTGCGCGCATATTCGATCCCGTCCTCCTCCCAAGCCTCGCCAGTAATCCAGATAATTTCCGCTGCGCTTTTCTGCGCCTCAACAAACCAGGCGGTTGAGTTATCAGCAGGAAGCAATATATCGATCTGGTTTCCGTGCTCCATCTGCTCGATTGCCTTTTTAACAAACGGCGTTGGGTTGCTGTATGGAGGATTGAGCCAAACGTGCTTTTTGCATCCCCACCAGCGTTTTAGGCAATTCGTCTCTTTACTGTAAAATTTATCGCAAACCTTATTGTTTTCGCTCGCCGCCGCGTCGAGATCATATTTACCATAGCGGCTTTCCATATATTCCACAACCTCGCGAGGGGTGGCCCACAAATCGCGGACTACATCCGGCGTTTTGCTTCCCGCATATCGGTTCCCCGTTACCTGGTAATATTTATCAGGCTTCACGGCTTGATAGTGACCGCCAGTTACAAGAGCGTTTGTAATAAAGTTCTCGCGCTCCAACTGCTCAAAAGTAATAAATGCGTCGTGAGTGTCTTTGTCTTGAATATCTTTAGCCATTGTATAATCTCCAATATTATTATTTGATCACTTTGCACTCTTTGAATTTTTTCATGCCGCCAAATTGAGCATCAATGCCATTATCTAACAGCGTGTAGCGAATTGTTCCGGCCCATGTATCAAGCTTGTATACGTTATCGAATTCATGCTCTATGACGTAGCCATTTGATATAAGCCGCCCACCTTTGAGAACAAATTTCTCGTCACCGCAATCGTAAGTCACTTTATTATCGCAGCCAGTTAACGCAATGGTCGATAAAATTACAGCAGCAAGTAGTTTTTTCATTTGTTTGTCTCCGTCTTGTTTCGATGTGAGTAATATACGGGAATCCTTTCCCTGTTTTTTAGCAATTCGTGCTATTTAGTCAAATCATATATAGCCAGCTTAAATTGATTGAACCCGTAAGCTACGGCTGCGAACCCTCCGCGCTGGCGAACGGCACGCAAGAAAGCCTTCTGCTCGTCGCTGACTGGTGACGCCTTCCCTTTGCCTGATTTGTTGACCCGCTTCAACTCTATAGCCGCGAATGGGTAAGGCGCATTGATACCGATCAGGATAATGAAATCGGAAACGCCTTTAAGCAATCCGGCTTGCTCGTCCCTCAACGCACTGGTGATGGTCTTTTGGCCTTCATTGACTGTGTGCCAGAAAAGCAAGTGCGGGTAGTGGTGGCGCAACCACGCCACACAATCAACCTGGTGCGCATCCTCCTTGCGCGTGTCTGCCGGATCTCGTTCGTAATATTCCAGATAATCACCCCTATCAATCATGATCAGAACTCACGTTTGTAAATGATATCCTCACCTTTACCATTTTTGCGGTGCGTCACGCGAACCGGGGCCATGATGTGATGTGCATTCCCCATGATTTTGCGTGCATTCCGATAACTTGCCGTCACCCCCGCAATCATGCGATCCACAATGTGAGCCAGCGCCGCTTGACGCCATTTTGCTTTGCAGATCTGGCTGTCAGACTCAGGGAAAAACGTCTCGTAAGCCTTGAGCGTCTCGCCGTGCGCCTCAAGCTCATAGCAGAATATGATCCCCTTCTGGTTTTTGGTCATATCCACCCGGAAGGATTTCACGTTGCACCAATCATTTTTCGTGTAGTGCTTCCCACTTAGCTTTTTGTTTGGGTCAACCAATGACGCATCGCAATGTCGGCAAACCCTAGCTACCACGTCGTTTTTTGTCCCGCATCCGCGAACAACAATCTTTCCGGTTCGCGGGTCTTTCTGATCCTCACATGTTCGCGAAGTCCAGAAATGCTCGCAGCGGTTGCCGTCTGCGTCGGTGTGAATGCAGCGGCGAGCGTAGAAGCTGTTTTCCGTCCCGCAAATCGGGCAGTGTTTCGGATCTTTACCCGTTGAGAATCGGTTTTGATACTGCGCCTGCTCAAGTATCGGATCAAAGTAAAGCTGGCCCAACTCATCAAGGCATCCGGCGAAGTCTAACACCAGGTGATCATCTTTCTTGTAACCCTGCTCAATGTGCCACTTTTTAAGCAGTCGCATTCCGCGCCCCAGCAACTGAATCAACAAGGTTAGCGATCCGATTTTGCGCAGAATAACAGACGTATCCCAAAACGGAACGTTAACGCCAGTGGTTAGGGCCATAACCTGGAAAATGTATTTAACTTTCCCCTCGAAAGCCTCGCGGAGCCATGTTTTGCGCTGCTGCTCGCCAGTCTTGCCAGTAATGATCCGGTAAGTTGTGCCAGGTGGCAAAGCCGCTGCCGCCTCCTTGCAGTGACGTTCCCCGGCGCACGTTACCAAAACCCCGTTTCGGTCTTTGCAGATCTCATGCACGCGGGCCATGATTTTTTGCGTCATGGTGGCGTCGCTGTGAATTTTTTCCTCCATCGCCTTTAAGGTTTTCAGGTCGAAATCTGCAACGCCGTCCTCGCTTGACGCCTCGAACTCTGATAGGTCATATCCTAGTCCATCCACATTGCCAAAGTTGGTAGGGACAACGGAACCGACTTCGATCAGGTAGTTGGTGTCAATGTTCGTAACCTGCTCACGCCAGAATCCGCGAACGCGCTTATCTTCAACGAGGATTGGAACGACGCCGCGAAACTCCGAGCCAGTCATTCCGAAAATGCGCAATTCATGCCCGTAGGTTTCTTTGCAACGGCGCTGCATTTCGCGAATGATAACGGTGTATTGGCTGCGCCCGGTTCCCTTCATTGGCTCGCCGTCCTGGTTGAAAACATAGGAGCCGTCACCATTCAGGACAAACGCGCCTTTTTTAGTGGTCATTTGCTCGTATGGCTCATTGTTCTCGATCGCCTCCGCCAAATCTTCCCAATCGACCTGGTGGCATTCATCGATCCCGATAACGTGCGGCACGTAGTCGCCAAGCGCTTTAAACAGTCCATTCGAAACCGTCCCCTCCGAGCCAACTACGATCGGAAAGTATGCGCTTTTGGTTTTCAGTCCGGCGCAATAGATGGAGTTAGGGACGCCAAAGTTACTAATCTCTTCTGAATCCTGATCCACAATTTCAGCCTGGCGGGCCAGAACCATCATTTTCAGCCCCATGCGCTTACACTGCGCGGCAACCATTGCGAAGATGATTGTTTTGCCAGCGGATACGGACGCCTTCACAAAGAAAGGATGCTCGTAATTTTTCATGCGCTTTGCGATCTCGGTGTACGCGACGCATTGATATGGATAAGGCACGATATCGCCAACCGTAAAGCGTGATTGCAGCGCCTTAATGACTGCTTCGCCAAGTGTTGAAATCTGCCGTTTGATGTTTGGAATTGCCATTTTTAGCCTTTAACGTTGGTTCGTTTGCGGTTATAATAAACGCCTCAAAACGAAAATTTTTAGCAAAAAGTGCTATAGGAGATATTTTTATGAAAGAGCCACGCATTGCAGTATCAACCGGAAAGATTGACAAGCGCACACTCAACGGCAACAACGGAACCCGGCGCGGTAAAGACAAAAAGCCACGCAAGCGCAAAACGGGTTACTATGTGCTTAAAGATGAAGTGCGGGCAGGTCTGCGGGCGCGACTGGATATTATCCGCGAATATTACGGAACTCAAGCGGAAATGTGCCGACGCCTTGGCGTTACCCATCAGACAATCCAGCAATGGCGAAAGCGTGGCATGATTTCAGCCAGCGGTGCCGAACGAGTACACCGCGATTACAAGCGCCAGGGTTGCAAGGGCTATCGCGCTTCATTCTGCCGTCCAGATCTGCGTTTCGATTCGAACGGCAAAGCACTTAACCGCAAGTGTGACCGCCGCGAAATGCTGCGCGTAGTCAAGGAGTCTGATTTTGCGGACAGCACAAAAAGCTAAATGACGCGATCGCGTGCGTGGTAGATTCCATGCACGCGATTTTTATTTGGAGAAATCAATATGCAAATGATGTATCAGAAAGAAGATGTTTTGCCGTACATGAAAGGGATGTGGCGCGACGCGCTGCAATCTATCTGCGGCTTGCATAGTGACGTATTCAACAAAAAGCACCAGCCATGCCCGCATTGCGGAGGTAAAGACCGTTTCCGCTGGACTGACAAATTAAACACGGACGGCGACGGCGGCGCGATCTGCAACGCATGCGGTAATGACTCCGGGATCGGCTGGATGATGAAGCTAACCGGGGAACCTTACAGCGAGGTGATTAACATCCTGGGCCGTTTTCTTGGGAAGGTTCCGCAAGAGTATGTGATCAAGGCGAATAAACGAGCCTCCCGTTCGTCTGGTTACAACTTTGGCGCACAGGCTCCGCATGAAAACTGCGTTGCGGTAATGGAACGAACAATAAAGGCAGACAGAACGCCTCTAAGCGCTTTTGAGGGGATTTTCCCGCCAGATGATGAATCGTATTCCGTAGGCGTAAAAAACGCTGGCACGCCGGAAGAGGAGTTAATACACGCTATCCCGTGCATGCTCGTACATGAAGATGGCGTTGATGATGAGATGTGCAATATTCTGTTTATTGACGGCGAGGCAACGCAAAGCTTTTACGCCAAGGATTACACAAGGGGATCGGTTGCCGTGACTGGTAAGACAGATAAAACGATCTACCTTTGCGTTGATTGGATTGATGCACAGCACACTCATTTATCAACCGGGCAAGAGGTTTGGACGTGCTTTAGCCAGTATAATCTTGAGATGGTGGCCCACCGCTACAAAGGCCCGCGACAAATGCGCGTGGTTTGCAGAACAACGGATCGCGATGTTTTGATAGCGGCAGAAGAAAGAGGGCTTGACGTGATGATCCCGATCGACAATAATTTTAAGCGAGGGATAGAGCGAAAGCTTTATAAACCTGAATCCCTCTTGTGACCCTCATTGTATTATCTCCATTGGTTTTGGCCCCGCATTGTTTTTTGTTGCGGGGCTTTTTTTATGCCTTGCGCAATGCTAGAATTACCCCTGTCATTAACAAAACGTGCTATTTAGGAGATTTTATAGATGGCTATTTATCGCACAGGTCAGGCGTCAATGGACGCTCAAGGCTACATTACTGGATACGGCACAAAATGGCGTGAGCAATTAACGCTCATTCGCGCTGGCGCTACAATCATGTTTTTAACCAATCCGGTTAAGATCGGCGTTATCACTGAGGTTGTTAGTGATACATCTATTCGCGCAATCACTACTGGCGGCGCAGTCGTTGCGCGTACCGATTATGTGATCTTGCTGCATGACTCGCTGACCGTTGACGGTCTGGCGCAAGACGTAGCCGAAACTCTGCGTTATTACCAGGGGAAAGAAACTGAGTTTGCGCACTTCATCGAGTTTCTGGAAACGTTCGATTTTGCAAAGCTGGAAGATCTGACCAATCAGACAAAGGATGCAGCCGCAAAAGCTAAGACTTCCGAAACCAACGCCAAGGCGTCGGAAAACGCAGCGTTAGCAAGCAAGAACGCAGCCAAGACCTCTGAAACCAACGCTAAGGCCAGCGAGACGGCAGCGAATAACAGCAAGAACGCCGCCAAAACTTCTGAGACTAACGCCAAAACATCGGAGACAAACGCAGCATCAAGCAAGACGGCGGCGGCCAACTCCGCGACGGCAGCGAAGGCAAGCCAGGACGCAGCGAAGGTGAGCGAAACTAACGCAGCATCAAGCAAGACGGCGGCGGCTAACTCTGCGAGCGCAGCGAAAACCAGCGAGACTAACGCGGAAAGCTCAAAAACTGCGGCGGCAAGTTCGGCAAGTGCGGCGAAAACCAGCGAGACTAACGCGGCAAGCTCAAAAACTGCGGCGGCAAACTCCGCGAGCGCGGCGAAAACCAGCGAGACGAACGCCAAAAACAGCGAGAACAAAGCGAAAGAGTACGCTGACAAAGCCTCTCTCATTGCGAACCCGCTGACCCAATATAACTGGCCCGTTGGTACAGCGGCAGGGGAAAAGTATGTGAAAATCGCAAAGCTTACCGATCCCGGTCAGACTGATTGTCACGTTACGCTAATGATCACTAACGGCGGCAACTATGGCGCTCGTTGCAGTTCGGTAGACTTTCTTGATGCCTCGGCGCAAGGGCTTGGGACAACCACCATTACTGCTTCAAACGTTCGCCAGTTTATGCAGATCCGTCGAATTGGCGATCCTAACCTTGCGGAAGATAACCAAATGCGGTATGGGGTTGTTAAGGGCGATGGGTTCTTTGAGATCTGGGCTTACCAGCGAGCTTTCATTACTAATGTAAAGGTGGCAATCCTGGCAAAAACCGATCGAGTTGACCTTTATTTTACTGGCGGATCTGTTAGCCAAACAAACGCTCCCGATGGGTGGGTGAAAAGCGCGGCCATTCGCGTATACGATGAGGTTAACAAGCCAAGTGCATCGGATCTCGGTATCACGCTTGGCACCGCTGCATCAAAGGATTACGGCACGGGTTCCGGTCAGTTGATGCAGGTTGGCGCTTTTGGTCTTGGTGGCAATGGTATATCTCACAATGATATCACTAGCGATGCTGATTTGATGCGGCGCATGAGAGATAAAGGTGGGCATTTTTGGAGAAGCTCGCTCAAGTCTGGATCTAGTTCAAACGCAATATCTCACGGATCTGGCTTTTTCTCTCGTTGTGGCGATACCAATTCCGCGATCAACATTGATTACAATTCAGGAAGGGTTGTTGTGCTTGCCGCTAATGACGGAAGTCTGAATAATGGCAACGTAAAGGTTAACAAGCTTTACGGCACGGCAAACAAGCCAACAAATGCGGATGTTGGCCTGGGCAACGTAACCAATGACGCGCAAGTTAAGAAAGCTGGCGATACCATGACTGGTGATCTTGATATCGCAAAAGGAACGCCGTCTATTAGGCTGAAATCTGCAAGCGGGAACGCTCATCTGTGGTTTATGAACGCCGACGGAAGCGAGCGCGGGGTGATTTGGTCTCCTGCAAGCACGGCCTCGCTTGGTGAAGTTCGCATTCGAGCTAAGACTACAGGCGGCACGACTGGCGGTGATTTTATCGTGCGCCACGATGGGCGAATCGAAGCGCGAGACGCAAAGATCAGCTATAAGATCTCCTCTCGCACTGCTGAGTTCGCCAATGACGACACGGACACAGGAGCAACAAGCCTGCGCGTTAGTGGCAAGCAGCATACTCCGATCGTGTTAAGGTGCGACGCAGATTCTAACGTGTCGATTGGGTTTAAGCTTAACAACATGAACCAGAAGCTGCTTGGGATTGATATTGATGGAGATATTGCCTTTGGTGAGAACGCAGATCATAGGCAAAACAGCAAGATTGTGACGCGCAAGATGATGGATGCTGGTTTATCTGTCGCTGGACTAATGACGTTCACTAATGGCTTTGCTGGGGTTTGGGAGGCTGAGGGCATAGATTCTCGGACGCTTGACCTTAACAGCCTAATGATTAAGAGAAGCGATCCGGGGTCGATTCGTGTTTATCAATGCACTAGCGCTGGTGGCGGCAACAACATTACCAACAAGCCAAGCGGAGTAGGTGGCAACTTCATTCTTTACGTCGAGTCGGTTCGCAAAGTGGGTAACACTGATTTCACTAACCGCCAGCGACTTTTTGGCACTGACTCAAATCGCGAGTTCACACGTTATTGCAGCAATGGCACATGGTCGGCATGGCGCGAGTCGGTTGTTAGCGGCATGAACCAAGACGTTAGCGTTAAGACGTTAAGCGCTACAGGTCGCCTGTCTGGTGATGAGCTTGCGGTTGGTGGTGCTGGTGCGCTAAACGGAAACCTTGGCGTTGGTGGCGGAACTGCATCGAAAGTGCCAGGGTCTGACAAGGGGATCGTAATTGGTCGCGGTGCAATGGTTCGCGAAGGTGGCGAGGGTCGCTTGATTCTGTCTGCCTCCGGTGGCACTGATAGACAGGTTCAACTACGACCTGCTGGCGCTGCGGCATCGGACAACGGGATCGGTATACATTGCACGGATGCAAGTGGTGGAGATACCAAAATTGCATTTGGTCAAGGCGCGACAATCCGTTGCAACGCTTCCGGCTCGCCAATCATTAGCGCAAAAGCTGGACAGACAATTTATTTGCGGCCAAATGGTGACATGGCGTCAAGCGGCCAGGTGACTATTGGCGGAAGTGGTAACATGGTTGTTGACGGCGTTGTTGAGAGCAAAGGCTTTACAGCCAGAAGCGGGCAAATAACAACCAATGATGGCGGGATTGAGCTTTACCATGCATCGCCGTATGTCGATTTTCACTTTAACAAATCGAGCGCGGATTTCACGGCTAGGATTATAAACGACGCAGTGGATCAGCTAACGCTTGATTGTCGAAGTGTGCGCACGATGAATGACTTCACAGCGCGAGGGCTAATTAGGGCTTGCCATAATGACGCATTCGTTGCCTGGCCACTAGAAGATCCGACTGGCGGAAATGGCGCGATACTTAAAGCACCATCTTTTATTTCGCGATTTAACACAATTGGTAACGCTGCGCGTTGCTCTATGTGGTTGGAGGAGCACAGGGGGTATGAACACCGTGCCATTATTGAGTTAAGCAAATGGGGTGATAGTGGAACTACGCAGTATTGGCAGTTTAAATCAAACGGCAAGATCTCAAGCACTACGCACGGCGACGTTGTTTTTGCTGGTCTTTCTGACATTAACTACAAAGACAATGTTGTTGCTTATGATGGTTTGCAGTCGCTGAAAAACATCAAAGCGATGAACTTGGTCAAGTTCACTTACAAGGATGATGATCAGAAACGAGAGCGTCGAGGCGTTATTGCACAGCAGGTGCGAGAGATTGACCCTTGCTATGTCAAAGAAAGCGAAGCATCCTATCAGGACGATAACGGGAACGTAGTCGAGAATAAGCGACTCGTTCTTGACACTAACCCGCTGTTAATGGATGCACTTTGCGCAATCAAGGCACTGTCGGCTCAAGTTGACGAACTGAAAGAGGAGATTAGAAAACTGAAAGGTGAATAATCAAAGGGGCCGTTTGGCCCCTTTTTTCGTAACAATTTTGCCCGCCAAAAAACCCATAAATTTCATACACTCTCGCCAAGAAATGCCAATTGATTACATTTATCATACATAACCAGACAAAATATACTTTTAAAATCAAGGTGTTAGGAGTAAATTTAGAGGCGTGGCAGGGAGCCACACTTTAAACAAACTTTCAATACGAGGAAATTATTATGTCTGATATGACTCTTTTACCAACTGGCGGTTTCGGTGGTGAAGCTGGCGCGGCTGGCATTGGCGGTGCTGTGGGTGGCCTGATCGGTTCCTGGTTCGGCAATGGCTTTGGCCGTGGCGGCTGGGGTGGTGCCTACGATGGCGCTGGTGCTGGTGTTGCGGTTGGCGTAGGGGCTAACGCATTGATGGATGGCATCAGCGGCATCCAATCCAGTGTGAACGGCCTGGGATTGCAGATGCTGCAAGGCCAGAACACAACCAACATGGCGATCGAACGCTCCGCCGCGTCAACCTTTAACGGTCTGACCAGTCAGGGAACGCAAGCAATGCTGGCTAACGTCCAGGGCTTTGCGGGTCTTAACACCGCGATCGCTTCCGGCGTAAGCACGATCGGCAACGCCATTTGCGCACAGTCTTACGAGGCCCAGCGCCTGGCGTATGAAGCGCAACTCCGCGATCAGTCGTGTTGCTGCCAGACTAACCGCACTATCGAGACTCAGGCGGAAGAAACCCGCGCACTGATTCGCGATCAGCATGCACAGGCTCAAGCCGTGTTGATTTGTGACCTGAAAGATCAGTTACGAACCGCACAGTTTGAAAACAGCCAGCTTGCGCAGACTGCGGCACTGAACCAGCGCATTAACGAGGTCTACCAGCTTATTAACTTTAAGCTCCCGACCCCGGCAACTCCTCCGGTTTCTTAATGCGTCAAAATAAAGCGCCTTCGGGCGCTTTTAACGAGGGCTTTGATTATGAAGATTTATTTACCACGGCAAAAATTACCGCGCGTTACGATGGCTCGCATCTCGTTTGGTGGTGGTGATTCGGAGCATGAAGAAATGGATCACAAGCATCATCACGCAATGAAAAAGGTTGCTCACAGAATGGAAGACCACCCTAAGACGTGGGACGCCTACATTGATCAGCCAGGTGGAATGATGTCTATCGTTGAAATGGAATATTCCGAGCTTATGGAAAAGAAAGCGGATGGATCACGCGCCGGAATTGAAAAAGAGTTAACGGATCTTGCTGCTGCTTGTATCTGCGCTCTTAGCAAAATGAAAAACATGTAAAAAAGGTGAACCGATATGCAAAACATTAAAACCAACGGGATCGGAGTGACTCAGTTTAACGGCATGCGCCCGCGCAATATGTTTACGATTGGTGGCGTTAACTGGTCGCTACGTCGCGATGCAACAGACTCGTCAACTTTCTTTCCTCATCACAAAGTAAATTGGCTAAATGCCGGATGTGAACCTATTGGAGATGGAAGTGTCCATTACTGCTGGATTATGGGAGTAATAGCGCCAACTCCGGGAACGATTGAGCGGCCTGTTAATGTGATGTATATCGGTTTTCACCCCCAAAGAATCATCATATCGCCTAACTCAATAACACAAGCCGACCTTGATCGCATGCATGTTTATGTTAGCGATAGCACCGGATTTGTTAATGAATTTGTTGGCAAGTTCCTTGGCATTGAGCCGGATCAGCCAGCAACGGAACGGGAAAGCATTAGCCCCTGGCCTGTGTCGGCCAAAAAAGAAAGATACGAACCAAAAGAGCAACCACAACAGAAGGTAAGCAAAGATGAGTAACGGGATCGATAAACTTGTTGCGGAATTGGCCCAAAGAGCGCACGCGATTATTGATGAGGGCCATTCCAGAAGTGACATAATGAAATCTGCAATGCAAGATTTTAAGTCATTGGGAAGTATGAGCGGCATGTTGTCGTTCATGACGACGGGGAAGTTAAATTCCAATCAGATAGAATTGGCAAAAAGGATCGCCGTAAAAGTTATCGCCGTTTTAGGCACGATGGAATAGAAAAAGGGGCCATTTGGCCCCTTTGCTTTTAGAACGGGATATCATCATCAAAATCAATCGGCGGCTCCGTGCTCTGCCGTGGTTGTGATGGCTGCTGCTGGCGTGGCTGGCTTTGCTGTGGCGCTTGCTGCCCTCCGCGCTGGCTAAAGATCAGATTTGCGAATCCGCCAGCCTGGAGCGTGTTGTAAACCTTGCCCTCGTACTCTCGCGACTCAATGCGCAGCGTTTCGCACGAAACGGAGATTACCTTGCCGACCTGGAAAGCTTCCTGATACCAGCCGTTTAACCCCTCGCTTTTGGCGTTGAAAAAGAAAGTGTAATTGGTGTATTGCCACTGCTGATCGCGGTCTTTGTATCGCTCGGACAACTCGACGATGTACAGCGTGCCGTTTGCACCAGCTTTAACGCGAGGCTCTTTGCGAATTTCTCCGGTAATTACATGCATTATCAAATCCTTATGGGGCGTTTCCGCCCCGCTGTTAATTATTCAAAATCGGTGATTGGCTGTGATTCTACCGCTTTGGCTGCTGGTTGGTCAACCGTGGTTGCCAGGTTTTGGCGTGGTGCTGCCGGGGAGAATCCGCGAGCACTTCCGATCTCAATCTGCGCCTTGCGGCTTTCGTAATGCTCTTTTACCACCTGCTTACTTGCCGGATCGCATGCGCTCCATGCCTGTTTTAGAACGCGCTGCAACGATTCCAGATCTTCGCATTTATCAATGTCGCGCTTCCAGTCCTGTGCGCTCTTGACCGCGATTTGTGCGTCGTCGTCTGCCTGGCTTAAACCAAATGCAGCGGCGGCTGCGTAGCGGCGGGCGTAGGTGAATGCAGATCCAACGCCTTGCGGGTCGTTTTTGACAATCGGCAACTCCGCGTAGAATTTAACCCACTGGCCGGAAACGTGAATAACAGTCGTCTCGACCTTGATTCTGTTTGGCGCTTCGCTCTCGATCATATCCTGCATCAGCATAAGGTCGTTATCTGTTAGCGCCGGGGTGATTGCATCAAGCACGCTATCAAGCGTTGCATATCTGTTTTTAAGGTGTGTGTTTTGCTTGTCTTTTTTCACCTTAACGAACATGCTGCGGGCCTTATGCAGCGCTGGTAAAACCTCGTCGAACTTTTCGGAAAGCTTCATGTTTATCTCCTGATTGGTTGGGAGGCTTTCGCCTCCCTTGTTTTAATTAGTGCTTAACTTCGCCTTCGGTGTGGAACTTGATTAAGTTTTCCATCATGAGATCGGAGGCTTCTTTAATTGCTTCAATGGCCTGTTTGTCATTTTCTCGCAGCGTCGCAACCAGAACCACGTTATCGACCGCATCCATTACGCGGCGGATGTATGCCATTTCATCCGGGCCTTCGGTTGGGTCGAGTGGCGTAACGAAATCGCGCAGTGCGTATGACAGGCGGGCAATAAATTCGCCCATGTGGTTTACAACTTCTGCCCGTGCTTCGTTCATTTCTTTAGTGTTCATGGTGAATCTCCTTAATGGCTTTGTTTAACTTACGGGATGCATTATAACACCCCGATTTTCATTTGTTTAGCTATTTGTGCTATTTACTATAAAAATTCTTTGTACTGGCGAGTGAACCAGTCAGGCACATCGAGATCAATCTCCGGCTCGCCGTTTGCGTATGACGGCCAGATGTTGTGCGCCTCGCACATGGCGAACGTCTTGATCACGCTCATATACTGCAATCGACCGATCTTTAAGTGCTCCGGTCGCATGCGGAACGCCAGCGGCAAGAAAGGCTCCTTTTTCTCCTGCGCCAGCAGTCGGACAACTACGGGCCTTTTCTCTTCCGGGTACGCTCGTTTAAATAGATCATGCTGCAACGCCATTTTAAGCAGGTAGCCATGATTCACCGCCAGGCGTCCGAACTCGGAAGGGTTGGCGCTCGCCGTGGTTTTGTAGTCGGTAATAACAATCGCCTCCTCGTATTGCACAGCCTCGTAAATCGGGTTTCCTTCTGGATCTTCTCCGGTTTTTACGGTGGCCCACACGCCTTTGCAAATGTCGATGTGATCCAGTCTCACTTTGACTTTTACGCCGCCAATCTCCCCGAAGATTGAAAGCTCACGCTGTGCGGTTGGGCTGTTCATGCATGCGTTGTGCTCCGGTATGCTTTCCAGCACTTCGCGCATTTTAACGCATGCGTCGTAATCTTTGGCCGGGACAAGCTCCACCCCATCGGCCCGCGCCTGGCTTTCTGCGATCATTTCGATAAGCCAAAGCACATTCAAATCTTCTCCGCACTTCACCATCATCTCCAGCAATTCCGGGTAGCCTTTCCCGGTTGTACCTTTCAGGCCAAAAGATTTTAATTTGCTGGCTAATGCTGCATGGCTGGTTATCAGATCCTTAAAGTCCTCCGCCGCTGGTGCTCTGCGATAATGCTTTTCGAACAATTCGCGGCTTTCAAAGTTGGTGTGCGACTGCGTGCCGAAAGTTAGCGCCTTGCTGTTTTCTCTCTGCTTGAATTTCCACGCCGCCGGGCAAGTTGAGAAGATATCCGCCAGGCTTGAACCGCTCACATACTCCGCGCACCATGAATTAGGGTCGTGATAGGCGTCGTTTGTTAGTTCGTCGCTTGTGTAGACCTTGAATACGTTATCACTCATTGTCGGCTCCTCTTGTTGGTATGCGTGCATTGTAGCTAATTTCTGCATTTAGTCAATAGCTATTGCTGTTTTTTCTGTTTCCGAAACGTTCCCAAGATGCAAGGAAACAAATTGCGCTTGTAAGTGCATGATATTGCTCGAAATGGATGCTTGTTTTTTGGCTGTTTCCTCGTTTCGCGTTTTGCGGAGTACCCTATATACAAATACACACCCCAAATAAATAAAACGTATACACAGACAGATAGCAAGACAACACTATTACTAGTGAAACAATAGAAACAATAAAAAAACAATATTAGATATATATAACTAACTTATTGTTTTTATTATCTATTAT